GTGATGTGAGAACCGGTTTCTTTTATTCCGATTGCTGTTAAATCCATACCTGCATCACCTTGTTTTGCATATGCAGGGATCACTGCATTTGGATGCAGTTTTTTAATATTAATTTTCACAAATTCTCCTTTTAGTCTATTCTATCACAAATATGTGCTGAGTTTAATGTCACTTCTATTTTCACAGGCTGATTGCAATGATAAGATTGATATACGTGACTAGTTAGAAAATGAATAAAATTAATATCATATTTCAAAGTATCTTTTACATTTGATGATCGCAGAAAAAACTTAGCATCAAACATTTGTTCACGTATTAAAAAATGTGCCAAAGAAATACAACTATCATCGCTATAAATTATTCTTCTAGAAGAAACATCTTGGCTGTCAGTATGATTTTGCATCATTTTATAATGCAACTTTTCTCTAATTTTAAGATAATATTCTTTTTCCCCTTTATACTCCATAAGTTCTGGAATAACATCTGTGAATTGGCCATCATCAAAATAAGTAAACCTAAGGCCAACGACTTCTTTGTTATCCTGTGTATTAGCAGCGTTAACACACATAGCAGGAAATTGATGTACTGTAGTATGTTGTTCCATTGCAAGATAACGACCTACAATTGATTTATAATCATGATCACTAATTTCTTTTTTAACAACTGTTACGTTTGGTAAAGATCCATATTCTTCTTCAAATTCTGAAAATAGCTTATGAAGCTTTCGCAATGATATTAAATTTTGTATTGGATCACCACGTTTTTGAAACCTTTTTGATAAAACTTCAAAAGGTGGTAGTAATAAAACAATTTGATTGTTAAGATTAAACAGTTCTTTTTTAAGATTTTCAACTAAGTGAAACGTATCTCGATTATACATTTTTGCATAAATTAGCATTGATAATGCAGAACGATCTTGTATATTCCAGCGGAATTTTGATATATCATGCATTTTATTAAGCAATGTTGTTTTTCCAGCTAAATCTGGACCTTCAATTATAATTTTTTCAATAGGAAACTTAACCATTAAAAACTCCTTTTAGTATTATTTTAATTAAAATATTTTTAATTTACACAATTAAAGGTCTTACTTTTGCGACACTTGTTGAAGCACCCCAATTCGGATCATTATGCGCCTTAGTCAGCCAGATAGAATAAGGAGTCATTGAACTAGGCTTATTACCCCACATTCGAAGCCAACCTGTATTATTTTGATTATCAGTTATCTTAATTCGATAAAAGGTTTTCTTATTCTTGGTTGTCTTTTTAATCCATTCAATCACACAAAACCAACCAATTGATTTTTCACCAGGCGCGAACTGTAAAACTGATTTGACGCCTGATGATTGAATTTTAGTTAACATTTCTTCAGGAAATGCGAGGTCATCACGAGTCGCTGAACATAAATCCTGATACATTTGTAGTTTTTCTAATCGATTCCAATCTTCAATTTCAGCTGTATCATCAATTAATTGCAAGAAAAAGTCAGGTGCATCTTTCTTTTGGGCCTGACGAATTGTCATACCCCATCGAGATTTTTTAAGCAGAACATAATTTTCAATAATAATTTCATGCAGCTGACGGTGATTTTTAATCGTTCCATCCCACATTTCTTTTAGTGAATGTAATGCCTCAACCTTACAAAGTGCAGCAAATCCAGTTTTGTTAAGTTTAGAGTGATACCATTTGCCTTCTTCATTAAATAACATTTGATCAATTGACTCGTAAGGTCGATTTTCAAATATTTCTTTCACAGCATTTTTACCAAGACCTTTAATCGAAGTTAAGGGTGGAATAAACGCCTTTTTATTTTCGGACCATGTCCATGCAATTCCTGATTCATTAATGTCCGGTGTAGATACTTCAAAGCCCATAGCCTTAATTTCACTAATCGCCTTTGCCAAAGCATCAGGATTGTTATTCTCGGATTCCAGAATAGTACCTAGCCAGTCAGTTTCATAATAAGTATGCAACCATGCTGCATAATAAGAATCCAAAGCATAGGCAATAGCATGAGACTTATTGAAACCATAAACCGAGAAGAATTCAATACGTTCCCATAACTCTTGTGATACATGCTCCGGAACACCATTGATTTCTTTGGCACCGGTTACGAATTTAATTCGAGCAGCTTCACGTTCATCACCTTTCTTACCCATAGTATCCAATGACTTTTTAACTAACGTCTTTCTAAGTTTATCAGATTCAGCCGGAGAGAATCCACCTAGCTTCTGTGCAAGAAGCATGAACTGTTCTTGAAACGTAACATGACCAAAAGTCGTGCCTAGGATTTCTTTAATAATAGGATGTGCATATTCAATGTTTTCCGCATTGGCTTTATCCTTTACATATTTTTTATGAACATTAGCACGAAGAGGACCGGGACGATAGATTGCTGTTAATGCTGCTAATTCTTCAATTGTAGTTGGTTTGGCATTTTCACAGAACTTACGAGCACCTTCAGCAGTAAATTGAAAGACACCTGTTTTTCTTCGTTGATGATAAACATGTTTCCAAACCTTTTCATCATCTTGTGTGACATAACGACAATTCAGATGTTTATCAAACCAATCACGTATTTCGAGAAATGTTGGTTTCTTACCTGTTTCACGAGTAATAATTCGACTAATACAGTTTTCTACGTCTTTTAATAGCGTCAAACCAAGAAAGTCAAACTTAATAAAACCATTATCCTCAAGATTTCTGAAGTTCATACCTTCCGTCCAAGGAGTTTGTAATTCACCACGAACACCGATAATAGGCATTGACCTTTCAAGGTCTTCGGGTGGACCAATAATAACACCGCCAGCATGACGCCCAACCGATCTGTTCTGCATGAATAAGGCTTCAAGGTGATCTTTGACTTTTGGATATTTTTCCATAAACTCACGATAGCCTTTTGAATATTTCATGCAATCCGCATGTTTAAGGACAAACACAGATTTTTCTGTGTTTTCATCGCGTGCTTGAGCCATTACTTCACTTTGTAATGGACCGGTCATTTTATTTACTTCGCCAAAATCAATGCCATAGAACTTGGCAATATCTTTTACTAGCGATTTAAGCTTAAGAGTGTTAAAGTTTGAAACAGGAATAACAGCTTCATTACCGTAGAGTTCTCGGGCTGCATTTATAAGAGCATCGCGATCGCCAGCGTCAGAATCAATGTCAGGCCAAGATGTTCGATGTCTTCCGAGAAACCGCTCCCAAAGAAGGTCGTATTTAAGCGGGTCAACCTGAGTAATTCCCAACAAATAATTAACCAAAGAACCGCCACCAGAACCACGGGCAGGACCAAACAGCGTATGGTCAGCCGCCTTATGAAATACCTCATTCATCACCAAGAAATAGTTTTCAAATCCTAAGTATTTGATATCTTCTAATTCTGCCTTTGCTCGGGCGACATATTCTGGTTTTTTGTGCAATTCTTCTTTGACAAGCGCCTCTTTGACCTTTTTTCCCAGCTTTTGAAAAGCTGACGACTCAGGAGAGTTAAAATCGGGAAGCTTAACAGAAGTATCAATCCAACAGTCTTCGCATTTATCCCAGGCAATTTCATACGATCTTTCAATGGCACCTTTAATTTTTTCTTCATAACCTTTGTATGTATCTTCGTATTCATCATAATGTCTTGTAAACTCACCCCACATTTGTTCTGCGTTCTTAGGGTATAGTTCGCATTTTAAATCTTCAAACTCAGGTAGCGGACTAGGATCAGCACCCATCCAACCAAGTTTTTTATACAATTCGCGCGCCTCCCACTTATCCGGGCTATAGTAATGAGAATCAGCTGTTGCTAAAAGAGGAATACCAGTTTGATCAGCATGTCGAAGTAGATGATGATTTACCAGGTGTTGTTGTTTAAGTCGATTAAATTGAACTTCAAGATAAAAATTATCTTCGCCGACAGCATCAACAAAACGATCAGATAGCTGCAACAGTTCAGATTGAATTTGTTCGTCTGATAATTTGAGCGCATTGCCACGCATAATACGATTTGAATATATGCCGCCAAGACAAGCTGTCGACACATTTAAACCGCGTCCATATTTTTTAAGAAGATCAAAATCAATTCGAGGATATCTGTAGAAACCATCTGTATAGGCGCGTTTAATCAGAGTAAAGAGATTGGATAAACCTTCGGCGTTTTGCGCAGTGATCACCAAGTGATAACGTCGTTTCCATTCATCATTCGATAGTTTAAAGGTTTTGGTTTCTTCTTCGTTTTCAATAATATGACCACCTTCCTCTTCTTCTTTGATTGCTTTTTGTTTTGCAGCAGCACGGTCAATTTTTGCTTGTTCATAATCACCGCGCCATTGTTTTAGCGACGGCACAAAATAAAATTCACAACCATAAATTTGTCGATACTTGACACCTTTCTTTCTGAGTTTTTCGGCATGTTTATGTGCGTGTGCGAGACCGGAACCGTTTCCATGGTCGGTTAAAGCCCAGGCATCCATGCCATTTTCAAGCACAAAATCAATATGATCAGCAGGATAACCTAGACCATCATAAACGCTAAATCCTGAGTGACAATGAAGCCCGACGAATTTGGTCGGTGGGGGGATAAGAACTGGCATAATACTCCTTTTAAATACAATAAAACCACATACAAATTATAATTTGTATGTGGCACATTTACACGTGGTGCAAAACTTAGTTTAATTTATAATATTTGTACCTCATAATGCTAGTAATAACTATTAATTATTATTAACGTTTTTTTAATTGCGCAATTGCTTCTGCTATTATTTGCCTCATATTATTTGTAAATATTTTAACATCATATTCATTGAAATTTTTATCATATGATTTTAGTTTAATATCTTCAAATTTGCTTAAATCATCATTAATCTTTTCTAGACCGATTGTTAAAGTTGAAATTATTGATGCTGAGCCTGTTTTTTTAATCAAGTTTTTTATTTTGCGTTGTTGTTTTTGCAAATCTGAAGCTATATCACCTTCATAATATTTATCTATGAATTCTTCTACTTTAGGATTATTTAACTCACTATATAATATTTCGCCTGTTTTAAGTTGTTCTAAAACAGGATCAATATTTTTTATAAAGTCTTCAATAAAAGAAGGTACTGCTTCTTTTTGAATACCTAGTTTTTTCGATAAGTATGGAATTGAGTCACCACCATATTCAAAACTTAAATTATCTTTTGCCGTCTTGTATCGGTTTTTATTTACCGACAAGTCTTCTATTTTAGGTTCGCCTAAGGCAACGATATCTAGATTTTTTTTAGCTGTTCTTAAGCTATGTGTCAATTGAATATCATTAAAAGGAGAATAACCTTTATTTTTATAAAGGTATTGCTTAAATTCTTTTTGAGGATCTAATTCTAAACCTGTTATAGTTGCTAAAAGCTTTTCTCTAAACTTTTTAACAATTAAATCCCATTGCGCAATCATACCAACTGCTGTCCAATTGTCAATAAAAGCTTCACCATAATTATGTTTTTTAAAACCAGTTTTTATCTCAGATTCGCTTCTTTCAGCTGTTGTTAACGCGCCAAATCTTTTATCAAAATTAGAAAGATAATTTTCTAATTCCTCCTTTGTCTTGTACGCGCCTGGTATCTGGTTGGACATTGAACCTTGAATGTCTTTTGGGTATCTTACAAAACCGCTGCTGTCTCTTTGACCGCCAACAAAGCTACTTCGATAAGTTGATGATTGAGCATCTTTTTCATCAAAATAAGTAATCTTTCCCGTTATAAGAAAACCAATATATGGAAACGCGATTTTTCCTCCTAACTCGCTACCCATACCAATTGAATCTCTTAATTCCTCCCCTTTAGGATAACCAATCCCAGCTAATTCGTCAGGACTATTAACTACAGTTCCTTTTAAAAATTCCAAGGGCTTTCCTAGGACTTCTAAGACTGCGCCGATCCCTGTTGTGTCTGTTTCTGAATATTCTCTAAACGCATAAGGATAATGAACAAAGTTTAAACTTTCTAATATGTCTTTATTTTTTTCCATAAAATTTGACTTAAGTTTTCTTTGCAAATCATGTGTTACTGATTTCTTTACTAGTTCTATTAATTCTCTAGATATATCTTTCGTGAAACGTTTAATTCTATCTAGTAGGTTTTTCTTTGCTTCTTGGTCGGAAAAATTATTTTTTTCCTTTATTCTTTTAAGTAAAATTGGACTATCATAAAAAGGATTACTGCCAAATTCTGGAATATTGCTTAAGTCTGTAACGTATCTGTTAATAGACTTATCTAAAAACCATACCTTTCCTTTTTCTGTTTTGGGGCTAGAGTGTAAAAAAGCAGCAAAGACGTTTTCTATATTTTTCTTTGCTTCTTCTTTTACTTCTAGGTCATTTTCAAAATCTTTTAACATGACAATATTATAGGAATATTTTATATTTTCAAAAATTTCATAATGATTTTCAGTATCTTTTAAAAAATTTTCTGCTTTTGTAAACTTAGCTTTTTCAACTATTAACTTGTTAATAGACTCCTTAATGAGTTTTTTAATTAATTTTTCATTTATAATCATTTGCACACCTTTTTAACAAAGTATAAATCAATAATTAATTATTCGCAATAATTACAACTTATCAAAAGTAAAATATCCTCCACCAGTATGATCATCAGTTATTGTCATCCAAACAGCTCGAGCAGCAGGTGAACCTAGTCGATCTCTTAACTTGTCATATAGCGGATCTTTTCCATAACGAGGTGTTCTAAAACTTGATTTAAGCGAAAACCCACTATCATAATGATGTAAGGTAAATCCGATGTTTTCACAAAGTTCAATAAAGTCTTCATAGACAGGAAAATTAACGTGACCTAAACCTTGTTCTTTTTCAAGATTGTGAAACATTGTGTCACGTGTATTCATCGGAAACGCAACACAACATCGCCCACCTACTTTAAGCTTGTTATAAAGTGTTCTCATTACGCCTGGTAAATCTTCTGGATTGATATGCTCTAACACTTCTGAGCTGATAATCATATCTTGAGAACCGTCAGCCAATGACAATCCTTTTGTTACGTCTTCGCAAAGCAAGGTTACGTCTTTTCGATTTGCGACCGGTGAATGTGCAAGATACTGATGAGTAACATCAACACCTGTATAATCAACAAATAACATTTGTTGCGTCATAAAGTGCATAACACGACCGTTATAACATCCCAATTCTAATAATTTAACTCGATTTTTTGTTGTGTGACCTTTTTCTTTATTGTAGATATGAACCTGATTCATTAAGTAAGATTGAGAAAAGATAACAAATTGATTATCAATATAACTTTCTTTTCCTTGAACTTGACATTTATATTGTGAATGTGACATTATTACTCCTTTATTTTAAGCGACATCATTTCTGCCATTGATAACAATCCTTTAATATAGGGATCTGAATAAGTTACGTAAAATCTTAAACCACCAAATTTTGATTTTACTTGATTTGCTTCACATATTATTCCTTTTTGGTCAGAATAAGATTGAATTCTTCCGCAAAGTGTATCAATTAAATCATACCAACTATCTGGACATTGAATTCCATAACACATCGCTGTGTATTCTTTTGGCATATGTCTTCGCGCAAAAATCTTTGGGTATGCATTAAATAGACTTTCTTGCAATTCTTGCTTCATTAAAGTATTCTCCCACGTCGATGTTTCTTTTTTCTGCTTCTTCAAGGTGTGTTAATGGATTATAACCTTCCGAATTCAGAATTGTTTCATAAGACATTCTAATTCCTTTGGTTAGTATAACTTTAGGAGACCAGCCGGTAGCATTTCTAAACTTACTAGAATCCAACCTATGATTACCTGTATAGTCTGAAGTAGATTTCCAATTGATTGTATTTGACATGTCTAAACCACAAATCTTTTCAATCATTTTGATAATGTTTTCTGTTACATGAGGTGTTTCTGCCGCGATGTTCCATTCGTCATTCCAAAGGTGCTGTGTAATTCCTGTTAAGACTGCATTAGCATAATCTGAAACGTGCATATAATCTTTGTATTTTGTTGGATCTAGGCGCATATCAACTTGCTTTCCGTTAAGACATGCATAAATTGACTTTGCAATTAGTGAATTCATATCACCTTCTCCGCCATATGCAAATAGAGGTCGAATAATCATCCATTTCGGTGCATGAGACTTAACAATATATTCTGCTGCTAGCTTTTGACAGCCGTAAAGTGTATGTGGTCCACGTGATGATTCTTCTGTTATTTTCTCGTTTTGATATTTAAATGCATCATAGATAACAGTCGTTCCCATATAACAAACAGGAATGTCACATTTTTGTGCTGCCATGCAAATCTTATATGTACCTTCGTCGTTGGTTCGTGTTGCGCGCTCAAGATTCATGCCAACAACTTCTGTATTAACAACAGCTGCATTGTGAATAATTACATCAATTTGATTTAAATCAAAAAAGAATTTCCATTGATCAATTGAATTTTTATAAACACAAGGTTCACCTTCTTGATGCATATTAAGATAATCAACAGCTCCTGTAATAATATTTACATCAGGAAAGTTTTCTTTTGCTTCTTTAATAATATTTTGTGCAATTAAACCTTTTTCACCAGTAATAAAAATATTCATTACTCAATATCTCCTTCATAACGACGAGTAATAATTTCACCTGTTGCCTGGCAATCGATAAGATAGCCTTTGAGTTGTTTAATTGATGTACAAACTGTCTTACCAGATGCAGCTAGCATAAGATTAAATTGCGCACCAGGAGGAAGACCGGCGCAAAAGTAAACAATTGGTTTTCCTAACTTATGAAAATAACCTGCTTCAAAAATACTACCCATATCTTTATTACGAGTATTACAGATCATCCAATCACACTCTTCCATCCCTTTAATATTGCCGTTAAAGACTTGATCTTGAAAACCAACGTCAGAATCCGGCTCGCAAAGATTTTCATCTTTTGGTGAAAAGTATTTTAAATTTAGACTATCAAGTACAGATTTAATTGTTTCTAATTCTTCTAGCCATTCAGGTGAAAACCAACCGCTGGCAATATAACATTTATTCATATTTGCTCCTTTTTATTTTTATTTTATTAAGTTAGCTTTTTTTTTACATAAAAAAAGCGGCATTGCCGCTTTTAAAATTAATAATTTGCTAATTCTAGTATCTTCTATAACGTCTTCTTAGTAAAGATCCGCGTGATAAAGATTCATCCATTTTTTCAGCTTGACCTCCACCAGTTTTCGCACCAGACTTAACTGAATCTCCAAAATTAGATTTATCTGCGCGATCTTGGCTAATCCGCATGTCAAATTTTATATCGACGTTACCACGTCCCATACCGTGCTTCTTCTGCAGTAATGACAAATATTTATTGATAATTTTGGAATTACTTGCAGCTGCGCCTGTTCCTGAAACTTCGCCTCCTTGTTGTACACCTCCCATCATCAATCTTGCAACATAATGTGCAGGATGAGCGAGAAGATCTTTTCCTCTAATTGGTCTACTTGCTAGACTTTCTAATTCACTTATAACGTCACCTAGTTGTTTTTTGTCAGATGCACACGCCACCAATATGTTCACAGCTTTATCGAAATTGCCTGATCTTTTATCTCCATCAGGAGTTTCGCGTAACTTCGAAAGAACATTTGTAGGATCAACAACAACGTCTGGAGGAGAAGAAGGTTTAAACTTAGCACCAATTGGAGACGTACCTATTCTTTTTCCACTATCTCTTTTTTCGTTACTATCTGGTCCGGACATTACTCTGTAAAACCCATTTGATAATTCTTCGTAAGTATAAGGGTCGCCTGAAGAATATCTAACAGAACCTAATTTATAACCTGCTTCTGCTTGACTTCCTTTCCATACATAATATTTTCCTGATATTTTTATACCTAGTTTTTTCTTTATAGTGTCAACATCAGAAACTTCAAAAGCTGCTTTATTATCAGCAGCTGCACCTTTTGTCGCTACTATTGTGGATTCACCTTTTTTGAATTTTGAAACATCTACTTCTTCTTGAAGTACACTTTCTATTAACATTCTTAAACTATGCCTATTTAATTTCATAATTAAATTTCTCCTTAATGAAATATTTTTAAACATTATTAATTATGAAATTAAATAGGCATTTATCTATAAAAAATCAAATTCTACCCATAAATTGTGCATAAGCTATTTGTATACCTGCTATTTCGTGTAAAGCTTGTTCCCAAAGTTGTGTAAATTTTGTTTTTGTTCCTGGGTTATTTGTTCCATTAATATCTTCTCGACGTGACTGATAAATTGTATCATTTGGGTGATATTCAAACTTATCATTTTTAGGTTCTGGCCAATAAAGATTTGTACCACGTGATGTTTCACCGCCTTTACCATCTGGTACACGGAAAGTCTTAATGTAATGCATGTCAGGTTTACTAAAATTAATTCGTGTTGACGCTTCTGGTAAAACTTTTAAAAGCTCACGTGCCATATAAGCTGCAAGAATATTATCTGCTGCAGGTTGAATTTGCATATCTTGACGCTGTGCAATAAAACCTAATAGGTCTTTAAGGTTAAGACGCATTAGATAAAAAGATGTCATACATTTTGGAAGAATCATTCGAGCATCCATCATAGAGACGTCTTTTGAGTCACACATGTCAGCATAAAGTTGCTTTGAATCACGAACAATTTTTCGATATCGTTGCAAAAACTCTGGACTGTTTTCAACGGCCTCAGGGATAACGGCTGGATCATCACGAAGATCGCGATCACCTGTACATTGTGCTGCAAAAGAGCCGGCTCGATGACGAATAATGTGAGTAACTTCTTGAAATGAAAGTCCGGACAGCTTAAATGTAAAACCTAAACATTCCATTGGTGTTGGCAATGCACGAAAGTTAAGAACATCTTCAAGGTTTGCAGACAATTCTTGTAATGAAGCAGTTGCTGGATTTGTTTCGTCATGATGATCAGCCCATGTTGCTTTTACATATTGCCATGCAACATTAAGGGCTTGGGACCTGGTGGGCGCATCAACTAATTCAACTTTAAGATGTTCAAGATTATTATAAAATTTTGTTTTTGGTTCTTGACCAAATTTAAGTTCCATTGGGAGTTTAACAGGTGTAAGATTTTTATTTTGTGGCATATTTTCTCCTTTTTATTTTTATTTTAACAAAAAAAAAGAGCTTGTACAAGCTCTTAAAATTTAAATTTTTATTTATTCTTATTGTATGTCTTCAACAGAGCCAATCATTTCAACATGCCATGAGTTTCTAATTTGAACAAGAGGATTAAAAATTGCTCTATTGTTTTCCATTATTAATGCTTGATTTGGTTTTTTAAGTGTACCTTCAACGTCAACTGCTTCAAAATCAATTTCTGTCCTTTTTTTATAAACAACTTTAGGTTCTTCAGCTAGCAAAAGTGTTGATAATAATATTATTAGCATATATCTCTCCGTTTAAAATATTTTATACCGTTTAATATTATTTATTCCGATTGTTTGTTTATTATATGATTTAACAGGAACATGACATTCTATTCCATGCTTTGCATATTCTAAGGCATGCTTTGGTGAATCATCAATTGCAAATTTAATATGTTTATAGTAACGAGATCTTGCACACCATCTAAATTTTTCTGTTGAAAAATCAATACCGTCGTAAGGTAAGCTATGTTTTGCAATCCAATCATACGTATCATAAACGCATCGAAGGTTATCGCCAGGCCTTGCTGTTAAATATTGAATCCAGAAACCTTGATTTTTTAAATCCCAAAGATAGCGATACACACCAGAATTAATGTCTGGTCGAGAAAACCCACCTTGGTTCATAAATTTTTCAAATACAGCTTCTGGATTAACATCAATAGATGACAATGCTGAAATAAAATAATATTCTTCAGATTCCACGTCTATTTTAAGACCATAATTATCTTCAAGCCAATTGGCAAAACAAACCCTAAAATCTACTACCACATCATCTAAGTCAACAATAACAACAGGTTGTTGCTCCCATTTCTTTTCATTAATTTCTGCAGTCATTCGAAGATAAGTGTCTTTCTTATCATAAGCTAATGCAAATTGTTCTGGTGTTATCTGCCAGTTATTCATGATAGCAATCATGTAGCGCACAACATCAACAGCTTCATACATTACTTTGTCTGAGGCAGCATTCATCTGAATGTCTCTATACTTGTGATGCATTTTATAATTAACAGCTTCCATCATGGAGCTTAATTCAGAATGCGCGCATAATGCCAACTTTTGTGTTCTTTCTTCAATATCACCTTTTAAACCAACGTGTTTATCTTGAAAGTCTTTTTGCATTTGGAATAGGGTTTCAAGTTTCATTAGTATCCTTCATCTAATCTTTTTCTAATTTTTTGATCTTTTTTAAGGTATGCTTCAAATAGTTTTTCTTCATCAACATCTACAACAATTAACAAAGCCATGAAATAATTGAACGCATCCACAATTTCTTCTAAGAATTCTTCCTTGTTGAATTCTTTATCTTCTGTTAGTTTGTGAGGTTTCCAGTTTTTGAGGTGTTGAAGTGCTTCAAACATTTCTTCAACACCTCGTAAAGCTAGATCTCTGCAAACTTGCTGGGATTTTTTATCTGAAAGATTTTCTAAAGGTACAGGTATTGGATATGAACCCGGTCTTTCTTTTTGCATCCTTTTAATAAAGGACTCTCTCAAATCGAACATTTCTTTAAGTTTGCAATTACTCATATTAATTTTCCAACTGTGATGCAAGTTTTTCTGCTTCTTGAAGCATTCTTTTTTCGTTTTCTTCAGCGATTTCTGAATATTCAGCATCCAAATAAAGTTCATTATTTTCTGCAGTTAAACGAATCATTCGAAGGTTATCAACAATGTCAGTTCCAGTCAAAATTGCCAGTTGTAATTGTTTTGCAATGTGTGCGATTACTTCATCATTTAATTTCATATTATCTCCTATTTTTGGATTTCAGGAACCCAATAAGTTGAACGCTTGTCTGTTGTTGTTTCTTTTATTACTTTATTACCTATTGGGTCAGTTTTATGATTATACACCATAAACCTCCTACTATACAAACCTTTTTCATTATTTTCGTCTCTATAGGTCATTATTGTTGCACCGCCTGATTGATATGAAGCATTTGTTATTTCAAATGATTTTTCGGCAATTAATTCTATTTCTTCCAAGGATAAATCTTCACATAACCTATGTGGAGAAATTTTAGCTGCATAAAGTATTTCAGCCTTTAAATAATTTCCTATGCCAGATACAACTGTTTGGTTCATAAGAGCCTTTGCAATTGACCACTTAGGTTTTTTATCTAAACGACTTTTAAACAACTCTGTGTCTACATAAGAGCTTAGAACGTCCGGACCAAGTGTTTTTAGTTTATCCTTTAATTCTTTTTCTGTTTCAACATATTTTAAAGTACCAAAATTTCTAATGTCGTTAAAGAAAACTTCGTTACCATAATTTGTTTTAATGTAAATTCTAGAATGTTTTGTTTCTTTTTTCTGCCAAGCTGCAGACATTCCTAGTGTTGACCATAAAGAAGTTCCATCTTGAAATTTAAAATAAATAAACTTACCTTTGCAAAGAACTTCTGAAATTATTAGCATTTTTTCTAACATCTTTTCGTAACCTACAAACGGTCCTTTTGCTTTAGTATATCTTCCTGATAGAATTTTTATTTCCTCTATTTGTTTTCCTGACAGTTGGCGATTTAAGAAGTCAGTATTTCTTTTTACTTCAGGTCCTTCAGGCATTTAACATCTCCTTATACCATTTTGGTGTTATTGAATGTGGTTCCCACTTTGCGAACCGAACTTTATCTTTGATGTAGTATTTTCTATAACTGGCAACTGGATCATTACCTACTTTGTATTCATCTTTCATGCATATTGCGAATGGTGTTAATCCTTTGTTTTGCATAAAGCGAGGCTTGTTTTGCCCTAACCAATGAAAAACCGGTTCTGCTTTATGTACACGCTTATATCTTTTTGTGTATTCATGACATAGAGCAACACCTAATCGCCAGTGCCACATATAGTTATCATATGACTCATTAGTCCAAATTGTGCATGGATGTCGCATATGCGTTAAGCTCCACGCAGGTCGTTCAAGTGGGTGTGTATTCGCATCATCAGACAGCCAAGCCTTAAGGTCTTTAACACGTTTAAAATCAGTTATTTCACCCTTATAATAGTTTTTAAAAAGATGCAACCAGTGTGCTGCACATAACATTTGACCTGCTTCTAATATCATTTTTACAACATGTTTATTACAATGATATTCTGCTGCCTTGATCGGATCTTTATCAAGTACAAATATGTTCATTCTTACTCCTTTATTATTATTATAAAGAGTAATTTTTTATTTTACATTTTTTAGCTTTCTTAAATTTTTTGGACGAGTGCCTACTTTTCTTTTCCTTGCAAGATTAACAACTTTTTCTACATCTTTTATTGTAAATTCATATCCTAGTTTTTTAAGATATTTTTCAAGAGTTTTACTTCTATTTTCAACAGGAATATGATACCACTGGTATGCTAACAATTTTTGGATTTCTTGTAATCGGTTATTCTTTTTGCTTTTACCTTGTTTTAAAATAGGTAAAGCTTTAGGATTCTCAACTTTAATATCAGTTTCATAAGCTGATAGCAATAATCTATCGTCTTCTCCTTTTGCCCATGCATCAACTGTTTTTCGATAGATATTAAGATATTTTTCTTTTAATGATTCAACAGGAAAGTTTTGAAATTTGTCTGGGTGTGTAGAAACTACAATTTTTCTGTAGATTGATTTTAGCCAACGGTCTTTTTTTTCATATAAAACAGGTAATTCTTCTTTTTCTTCGTAAGGAACAATTTCCCTTTCAAGATTATCGAATTGTCTTTGGATATCATCCATTTTTGCACCAAAAAAATACCGGTCGTATTTGTCAATATCTTTTTCAGCAACTCGCTTACGAAAATGAGAAAGACGGAAATGTAAATCATCCGTCCCTTCTTTTAAATGCTGTTCAGCTAAATCTAATTGTTCAGTTAAGAGCTTAAGATTTATTGTTTCTATTTCTATCTGTTTTCCAATCTTCATACCACTCATATAGGTCAATTAGAGGCCAAACGAGAAACCATTTAAATCTTCTTTCGTGTTTTGCAATTCGAAGACTAATGTCATCCCTATATTTACTTATCTTAAGCGTTTGTAATGATCTTAAAATAAAAATATGGCTTAGTTGTCTATTTCTATACATTAAGCAAAAGCAAAGATAAATAATTATTACTGTTGTTACAGACATTTATTTCTTACCTTTTTTATACTGATTGGTCGTTCACCGATTCGGTTTCTTGACTTAAACTTTTTGGGTCTTCCTCTTGGTTTTTTTTAGCTTCTTTTTGCTGCAAAAATTGATTAAATTGTGCAACTTGATTATCTCTTACAATTTCAGAAAAAATTGCATCTCTAACATTTAACAAACCGCCTACTAAAACTTTATTAACGTTTTCTTGATCTGATGAAGAAGCATTTACTAAAACAGTGTCTATAAACATTAAAACTTTTTGCATAAATTGTTTTGAATTATCATTGTGATTTTTTTCTAGCATTAATTCCTCCAAAAATAAAAATCGCCTTAATTATACATTAAGGCGATATAAATTATAACGGTAATTTAAATTAATTATCCTTTCTGATTAATGATTACTGTATCATCAACCTCTAAAGCAAAACCAAACTTAAGCTGTGAAGTTGCTGAATGAGCTGAAACAAGATAATCAGCTGTTCCTGCACCAACGTTCGCATCAGAACCTGAGATAAGAAGTTGACCATTAACATAGACATCAACAAGGTTGTCTAAGTCAGAACCGCCAATGCCAGAAAGATCTAGATCAGAACGAGTATAAGGAGCAGTATTTGACACAGTCACAGAATTAGGATCAAGAGCTGACCCGGAAGACAATTGAGCAATAACAGACATTTGAACTTTAGAAACACCAGATGCTGATGATCCAAATTCAAGATTACCGTTACCGTCAGCAAGTTTGAGAACTTGACCAGTTGAACCGTTTGATGCTGGAAGTGTAATAGTGTATGAAGTACCTACAGATGCTGGGATATCTAACGTAATAGTATTAGAACCATTTGCCGCCGCTTCTTCAAAAACTAATTGAGCAGCTGCAGCACCATTATCAAGTTGAACTGAACCTGACAATGTGATTCTATCGTTACCTGCAGAACTTTCAAGATTAATTCTTAATCTATCATCTCTATCAATGAATTGAAGTTGATTAGCTGTATCAGCTGCAATAGTTAAACCGCTAAAATCTTTATCTCCAATAAAAACCTGCCCACCTTGTGAAGCTAAAGCAACATTATTACCTGCAGATGATGATACAATAAGGTAGCTTGCACCAGCATTCATGCTGATTCCACCAAAACGTGTACCACCGTCATCAAAGAAAATATCTGCACCGTCAGCATCAAGAATAATGTCAGTAGCAGCATCTACTTTAAAATTAGCAGCTGCAACTGCTGTGAGATCGGATGAAACAACATCTAAATAATCATTTGCTCCATCAACTTCATAACGAGCTGCACGTGCATTAACCAGTGTCATGTCAGAAAGATCTGTTACTGTTCCTTTTAATGTTGCTTTTTTACCAAGTCCCCAAACATCGTTACCTACTCGACCAAAAACCAAATCGCTATCAGAAGATCCTGAAAAAATTGCTAAACCGCCATTTTGATTTTGAGAAGCAGCGCCTGATGCTAATGCAATTACAACATCTTCAACAAGCAGGTTGGTTGTGTCTAAAGTAGTAGTTGCACCGTTAACAGTTAAATCACCAGTTACTGTAAGATTATCATTAACAGTTACTTCTGAAGTTGCATGACCAAGAGAAATAGCAATTCCACTTCTATCAGTACCAATGTTGATTTGAGTATCAGCTTCAATATCTAAAGTACCGTCTGCAGAAGAACTAATTACAAGATCAGCATCTCTGAAAGCTAATTGATTCAAGCCTGTACCTGTTAAAAGTATACCTTTATCAGCTACATGTGTTAATTTTACATCTTGATCATCACCAAGATTAATAACAGCACCGTCAGCAAGAAAAAGATCTGACCAGTTGTTTGAAGCACCACCGAGAGCTGCTCCATCGTCTGTTGAAGGTTTAAGTGTTACTGCAAATTCACCGGCAGCGTTTTGTGTAAAACTGTCCTCACCGTGAATACGCTTAATAGCACCTGCAAGATGTGATAAAACACCTTGTAAATCTGTTGTTGCAATTGAACCTGTCGCAGCTGCTGCAATTTGGTCGTTGATTGCGCCTGTACCAAATGAACCGGTAATTTGACCCAATCTTATTTGTGTTCTTGAAGCCATTTGACTCCTCCTTTGTTAAATTATGTTTTACAAAACTATACTTAAACTAAATGAAAAACGATCAACAACAGGACAAAAACTCTATATCTTAAACATAACTTTAATATATGATCCTAATTATCTCAATGTTAAGATTTATATAAAATATTTTTTAAGTTCTTCATGTTTGCATCAAACTTTGCAGATTCTGAGTTTACATAATCAACAGCATACTGTGTGCCTTTAATGTCCGGGTCATAAAATTCAAAACTAAACCTTCCATTATGACCTCGAGACGCTTGTTTTAATTTAAGGCCTTTCATCATAACATACGCGGCTATGCCAATATCTGATGTTTGAAATGTGTTCATATTCATAATTATCTCACTTGTCCTTAAATTGCGTCGTTTGTTGTATAATTTGCCATAATAATTGTGTCAGCATCAGGCAAGGATGCTGTTGTAAAATATACATTTGATCCGGTAACTGAATAGTCTTGAAAAGGTGCTGACGTGATATCCGTTGCAGGCATTTGTAAAAGTCCGTTAACGTATATTGAAATGTTTTTGTTTGCTGTTGGCGTATTATCGAGTGTAAATAAAGTGTTTGTTCCATTTCCTTGCCCTAGATACTCGTTAAAAACATAATTACCGTTATTGTTAACAATAGAATAATTGCCATTTGCGCCACCATCTGTTGCAGTTAATCCTGCACCGATTGATATTGCTCGTTCATTTGACAACGATCCTGTATTTGACAGGACAAGATATGATGCTGCTGTTTCACCAGCACCTCCTCCACTACCACCGCCTACAACACTAATAATCGTATCAACAATATCATCTGCTTCCAAATCGAATCCAAAGACAATACTTCCTGCATTAGACAAGTAATAGTCTCTTTCACCTGCTGTTACTTGAGAAGAAGATCCAGTATGTAGTAATTGACCGTTTAGGTTAATATCAATTTTATTCGAATCATATTGTACGGTTGAAAAGTCTAGTCCGGAAATAACTAAATCAGAATTAGCAGAGTGCGATGCTGTTACAAAATAAGTTGTTTTTTCTCTGCCGTTGATTGATGCCGCAGTTGATGAAATTGTAATTGAATTTGAACCGGTTACGATTGTAATTCCTGTTCCTGCTTCTATGACTTTGGCATTTGGTAAAGAACCTGTTGCTGTTGTTAAAACATATTCGGCGCCCGAATCTCCAGATCCTCCTCCGCCTCCGGAGCCTCCAGACCCAGAAGAGATAACTTCTTCTGCCATTTTACCGACATAGGCAAAAGCCCTTGCAAAAGCAGGTATTTTATCTGCTTTGTAATCTTGAAGAAAAAGAATTCCATTGTAATAATCAACATTCCAGTCAATATTGTCAAGAAGAGGAATTTCATCACCTACACCTCCCCCACCGTCATCTTTATAGATTTTAACGATATAGGGATTAGGAGCTGCTTGTGAAAAGAAAGGTGGGATTAATTGGACCGTACCTAACGTTTCGTGTATTAATTTGCTATTATTAAAATATCCATTTCCTACACGAGTATTTGATGTATTGCTTGAGTAATCTGACGGGATTCTAAATTTATAGGCGTGCGGACCAGATACTTGACTGTCTTCACCTGTGTCAGATCCTGCGCCACCGTCAGGAGATGTATTGTTGGCGTCATAAGTTGTACCGGTTAGAACGTTAAGATTAAACTGGATATATTCAGCAGTTGCCGGTCCACCATTTGATGCACTTTGCAAAAGATAAAGTGTTCTTTCAGGATCTTCGGGAATTGCTTCACCAAAAATAAGTGAAGTAGCAGATTGAATATTTGAACCAATAAGTTCTTCACCATCTGTTTTTAGATTAGAAGTGTGTGCTTTTCCTAATAATTTTTTCTGTGCAAAATATGTTGCTGACGTGTTCGTTTTTCCTGCCATTAGCCGCTCCACGTCACTGATATACGATCAATATATCCTGTCCAGTCTTCGTCTGCAGATATCTTTATAACAAAATATTCTGCGCCTGATGATGTTCCATCTACAGTTACCCCATTAAATGTGCAAACGTTTGTTGCGCCATCTGCATCTATTGTAAAATCCGGATCTCCAAAAAGACAACCATCTCCATCTGAAATATTTCCTGAACCTCCTGATGCTGTACCTAAATCTAAAAAGCCTGTCTTTTCTGGTATTTTTAATTCAACGTGCACATTTCCATTTGCACCTAAAGAAGTAGTTAAAGGAACGATCGTTCCGCTACCATAAATAACTATTGTAATTCTTGCCAAATCATTTGTTGTTGGATTTAAAAACCCTCTATAAAATTCTCTTGTTGCATTTGTTAAAGTCGTATAGTTTGGATTTCCAGCCGGTCCTTCAATTGAACCGCCATCGTCATTATTTCTAAAATCTCCAGATGCGCCACCTTTAAGCGGTGACATAATATATGTGTCATAAACCAGCAACCCAGTGGCATGTTCCGGGTATGTGGCATTATTATTTATTGAGCGTTGACTATTCCAATCATAAGATCCACCTGTAATATCAGACTGTAAATCATATGAACTACTTACCAGGCGATATGTTTCATCTGTAAAATATTCATTATAGTTTGTTGATGATGTATTTGACGGAGTCCATACTAAAAGATCTGTCGCTGTTTGTGTTGATAAATCAAGTTGTGTTTTAAACGGATGTAAAAATCTCATTCCGCCTGCACAATTATACGCAGTTGTAAAACTACCAGGTAGAGATTTTGAAAGTGTAAAATTAACTGTGCCAGATACGTGCAATAATTCATTTTGAGAGTCAGCGTTCGTATTTAGCGTTTGCAACGAGTCTGTTGAGGCTGCGGTTGTTTTTGTTAATGATAAACCAGATCCGGATTGAATAATTTGGGCGCCAGTGGCATTAGAAAGATTAATAAATGAAATTGCACTCGAGCTATCTGAATAGACATTTTTATAGATATTTGATATTCTTGATAAGATACTTCCCGATGGCGATGTAAAGAATTTAACGCCTGAAGAATATGCAAATGTATCATCACCAAAGGAAGTAATTTCTACGCCTGCAGAACTCATTGCATCAGCATTATTATCATTTACCCATTCAACATAATTTGTTGCTCGAGCGCCCCAAGAACCACTATGAACCACACGTGCATAATTCCAGCCGTTTCTTTGGTCAGCTGTATGAACTCTAAACTTTCCTGTTCTATAATTTTCTAAATAATAAGGAACACCATTGTCGTATTCAGCAGGTCGCCATACGCTCAGGTCAAAAAATCCGGATCCGTTTCCATTTAATGAAGTCCCGGTTCCACTGCCAGGTTCACCAGAACCAACTAGATTATAGGAACCTGTTATTTCAACAGTGTGCACCGTATTTCCATTAACCTCGAGCGCTAAAGACCCACTGTTTGCATCTGAGAAACTATTAGCAACATAATCAGGTGATACTGCTGAAACATCTTCATTTAGATCACCTTCAACAATTCTATCTAATTGAAATACAGACTGCCTTAGGTTGTTACCACTTGTTGCAGTTTGATATAAGCCATTTAAGTCAACTGCAGAAAACCCTGCAGCTGTGGATGAATTCGTATATCCTGTTATCGACTTTGAAGTACCAAAAGAAAGATTGCAATCTGTTCCGTCGTCGTTACAATCAATGTCATCTAAGTCAGGAATTGCTGTTATTGTGCCTGTTCCAGCACCAAAACTAACCGTAATTTGACTTACGTAACCTGTCCAACTTGCATCTGCTTCAATTCTCAAACCGATATAATCATCATCTAAAATACCCGCAGTTCCTAGTGTGACATAATTTGTTGCATTGAGTGTAGAATCAAATGATAACCCTCCATTTGCTGTGTGAGCGCCATCATTATCTGCATAACTGTCCAAAACAAATTCTGTTGCCAAATCTAACCAACCAGTTTCTCGTGTTCCGTTATTTGGAAATTTCACAAAGACTCTAATTCTGCCTGAATTTAATGCTGTTGCTGCATTTACTATTGTTGTTGAAGATCCATTGATTGCAACAGTAAAATCATATTGCGTAGAACCGGTTTCATTTCTAAACCATCGATAAAATGTTCTTTGCCCGGTTTCTCCTGAATAATCAGGGTTTTCAGAAGGGCCATTTGAAAATGTGCTAAAATCACCACTGTTTAACGTATTGATTGGAGAATACAATCTTGAATTAAAAAATTGGAGACCGTTTGTATGTCCACCATTTGATGCTGTCATATGTGTTGTGGAATCCCAAACATTTCCTGCGTCTGTTAGACTAGCTTGCGTATCATAAGCACCACTTATGATTCTATAATTTTCTCTTCTAAATGTCTCGACCAACGCAGTTGAAGTATTAGACCGGTTATATATAAGGATACCTTCGTCGGATGCTTGGCCTGCGTTTGACAAATTTGACTTAAGAGGATGAGTTACACTAACACCAGCTGTAATTGAACCACTTAACATTTGAGTTGCTGTTATTGATGCGGATCCCGTTATATGCAAAGCTTTTGTATGATCTTCACCTGCTCCTGTGTCTATTGTTGGTTTAGATTGAGCAGAAATTGAAAATGACGGGCTAGTATTTAAAGATCCTCCGGTAGCTGTTGTAAAAGTGATGTTAGTTGTATCATAAATATTTCGATAAGCATTATCAACTTTAACAAGATATTCAGCAGATCCACTGGTGAAATATTCAATTCCTGACAGATGTAATGATCCTGATCCTATAAATGTTAAAGAATTATCAGCAGCTGCAAGTGCATTGGAATCAGCATCGTTAACCCATTCAACATAATTTGTTGTAATTGTTGTTGTTCCATAAACGTGCAGTACACGAAGATAATTCCATCCTTGACGTTGATCCGATGTAATTACTTTATATCGACCTGTCCTGTGTTGAAAATTAGGAAACGCTGTTCCATTATCTAGTGTTCCTGCTGCTGCAGTTGAAAAATTAGTAAAGCAAGAACCTGTTGAATTTGTAACTGCGGTTCCGCTACCTGGATCACCTGTGCCTGTAAATGAAGTAAGATCGACTGTGTGTATAACTGATCCGTTTATTTCTAACCTTAGTTCACCTTGATCTGCATTACCAAAAGAATTAGCAGGATAATTATCTCCATCAGCTGAAACATCTTCATTAAGATCACCAACAATTTCTGTTGCTCCTGCAAATATTGCTGCTCTTAAATTATTGCTGCTTACGTCAGTTTCATATAATTCATTAACGTCGACTGCTGAAAAACCTGCTGTCGTAGAAACAGAATAATATGGAGTTGCTTCGCCTCCTAAATCATTCGAGGCGCCAAAAGAAAGATAAGCATCAGTTCCATCAACATTTACATCAATGTCATCTAATGCAGGTGCAGGTGAAGGAGCAAGAAGTTTAAGTATTTCATTAAATCGGTCAATTGCAATGCCTAAACGTGTTTGTGGTGTAAAATCTGTAAATAATCCATCTGTGTAATCGCCATCTTCTGATATACCAATTGATGAGGTTAATGCTGCCCTACCACTGCCTTCATCATTTAAGATGAAACCGTCAGATGCTGCAAGTGTTGAAACTGTAGAAACTGATGTTGAGCCTGATACAACATCAATTGATCCTCCGCCACCGGCACCAGTTGATGAAATTGTAACAGCACCATTTGATCCTGTTGTTATTGATATATCTGTTCCAGCAATAAGATAAGAAGTACCATCTTCAAGGTGTGTCAAAGATCCGGAAAATGAAGGTGCTATAATAGTTCCAGAAAATTGTGAACCTGTTAATGTTGCAACAATAGAGTCATTTATTGAAAATTCACCTGCGTCTAAAATCAAGCCTGTACCCGCAGTATATAATGTATCATCATCTTGTGAAGAAATAATAATTGAACCATTTGACTGGGATGTAATTGTTATGTTATTTCCTGCAATCAAATAAGAGGATCCATCATGTAATTGAGTCAATGAACCGGTTAGCACAGGTGCTTTAAACATTGAACCACTAAAAAATGACGTTGCTTCAATTGAACCGGTCGCTCCAATATTACCAGAAAATTGTGAACCTGTTAATGTTGCAACAACAGAATCATCTATTGATAATTCAGTCGAATCAATTAAAAGCCCTCCATTAGATTTAAGATCTAGCGAAAATTCTGTTCCAATTAAGTCTAAACCATTACCTGCTGTATACTCTGTATTTGTATCAGTCGAAGAAAAAAGGATTGATCCATTTGATTGAGTTGTAATTGTTATATTATTACCAGCAACGAGATAAGAAGTTCCATCCGTCAATCTTGTTAATGAACTAGATAAATTTGTAACAGATAATGTATCAGTTGTTTTATTAAAAGTAAAATTAGCGTCTGAACCGAAAGATGAACCCCCATCATTAAATTGAACTTGTGTGTCAGAACCCGCTACAATTTCTGTTGAATTCATTATTGAATTAATAGTAATTGAACCATTAGATTCGGATACAATTGTTACATTATCTCCTGCAATAAGATAAGAAGTTCCATCCTCAAGTTGAGTTAAAGATCCGGAAAATGCAGGAGCCTTTACCGTGCCTGAGAAATCGGATCCTGTTAGTGTAGCTACAATAGAATCATTAACTTGAATTTGCGTTATGTTGAATTCTAGCCCTCCGCCTTCTTTAAGATCGGCTTCAAATAATGTATCTCCGACTAATCTTATACCGTCGCCGGCATTATACTGACTATTTACAGAACTTATTTTTATAGCACCATTAGACTGAGATGTAATTGTTGTTGACCCAGATGCAATAAGATACGAAGTACCGTCTGTTAATTGTGTTAATGAACCAGAAATATTTGTTACTGACAAAGCGTCATTTGCCTTATTAAAAGTAAAATTAGAATCTGTCCCTAATGCAGAGCCACCATCATTAAATTGAACTTGTGTATCAATTCCTGCAGCTCCTGGGGCAACGCCAGATGCAGTTATTGTAATTGAACCATCAGCATTAGTTATAGAAATATTTGTTCCAGCAGTTAAAGTTGATGCAGCAGGACCTGATGTACCTCCAATTAAAAGAGATCCGTTTGTCGTCATAGGCTCAGCAATCAAAGTATCTGTGCCGCTATCTTGAGTTATAATAACAGATTTATCTGAAAAAGAAGTTGAATTTGTACCACCTTGAGAAACATCTAAACCTGTTACTGACAATTGTCCTGAACTTGCTGAAAGACCAGAACCAGCTATTCCAGAGACAAAATCTGCGATTGTGTCTTTTTTTGTCGCATTATCGTTTGCGTCAATGAAAATTATACTATCATTTGCAGTGTTAATAGCGGTATCTGATAATTCATTTAAATCTGTTACTAATTGATTACTTGATACACTTATGCCGTTCCCGGCAACAGCTGTTAAAAAGTCTCCTATTGTATCTTTTTTAGTTACATTGTCATCTGCATCAATAAAAGCAATAGAATCAGCGCCTACAATTGTTCCTATTGACAAACTATTCAAGTCAGCTGTCAATTGCCCAGAATCAGAACCTATACCTGAACCTGCTTGAATTGCTGCCAAATTAGATATTGTAGTCCTTTGTTGAGTTGAGCCATCTGAATCGAGGGTTGCTAAACTATCTAATAAAGTAGGGGTAACAGCAGACAATTCACTCAAATCTAAGTTGACAGTTACACCACCAGAAGATCCACCTCCGGAGAGCGCAGTACCGGCAGTCACACTAGTTATAGTACCGCCACCAGCAGAACCATCTAAGGCTATTGTTACTGCCCCATTTGAACCGGTTGTAATTTCAACTCCGCCACCAGCAATCAAATAAGAAGTACCATCGGGTAATTGCTGTAGGGTACCGCTCAAACCATTGTAAAACCTAACTTTTTCAGCAAACTCAGGATAATCAGAAAGACCAAAATCAACTTCGTGTGGAAAAATTAGTTTTCTTATTTTTCCTGTTTTGTTGTTTTTTACAACAATTTTATCGTTTTTAAAGTATTTTTCTCTACTAACTTTAGGCATTGCGCACTCCTAGCCTAAAATATTTTTGAAGGAATACACAAGATACTTTAATACACGACGAACTGTACGCTAACATTAATGACTCAACAGACTTAAACTTTAACTTGATAAGTTACTAAACTTATCTATTAATTATTACGCTAATTATTTAATTTCATTAAGTAATTTTTTAATGTCTAATCCAGCACAATCAATTTTCTTTTTTGTTACGTGGTAATGACTAACAAATCCTTTAAAAGTACCTGCTGCAACTTTTCTATCTACGTTAGAAGATGTATTACCAGAATTGTCTGTAGGACATTCATATGGTATACCTGTTGCATCATGTACGGCCTTCCATAAAGCTTGTAAAGCCTGAATTTGTTTAGGGTAAAACCAAGTAAATGGCTCCAAAGTTTTCCCATGAACTTTGGCTCCTGATATTATTGGTCGCTTTCCAAATCCTTTTTTCTCATACCAAGGCTGATATTTAGGATAATAGGCGTTTGCAATTTCAACCCCTATGGATCTATGATTTACTTTTCTTGTACTGCCATGCCATGCTGCATGATTTGTATCGAGCAATTGATATATCGTTCCATCATTGTCAATGCAAAAATGGACTGAGACGCCCCTATTGTTTAATACTCTTGCGCATGATTTAGAGTCTAAACAGACGTCCCAGTGATTGACAAACATGTTAATTTTGCGTTTTTCAAAATATGGAGTATAAGCCTTTTCAATTTTAAGCCCGTTAGGCTCGGACCATAAAACAACTTTAGGCCATTCAATAGGAATAAAATTACCTTGATGGACAATAAAATTTTCTTCTTTGTCAGGAATTAAATCAGGTTCATAATCATCTATCTTGGATAATCTTTCAGCCATAATCCTTCTATGTGTCCCGGGACCACATAAACCATCTGCAGTTATTCCTGATTTTTTCTGCCAGTCTCTAATTGCCTTCACAAGTTTATTGTCAAAATCACTACATCCAAACCATTCAGGTGTCCAACCTAATTTGGCTGCTGATGCTTCATTATAAAATACTTTATCTATTGCCATGCTATCTCCTATTTAATTCTTTGCTTTAACATGTATATATATCTCTCATATTGATTTGCCATTGATGCCAAGAGATCGTCAAAACCGATAGAAAAATCATGACTGTTTTGTATTCTGTGGTAGAAATCTTCTAAATGGCTTAAGTGAAAACCTAAGACATGTAAAGATATGCCAGCAATTTCATCATCGCTTCTATTTGCAGGTGAGTCAAAATTGCATACCATCTTTGATGCTAGTTTAGATATAATAATAGGACAGGCTAATTGTTCTTCATCATAAAGACCAATGCCTTTTTCAACTAAAGAGTCTAAATCATCACCAAGTAATTCATATATTTTTGAATATAAAATATTGTGGTCTCCCGCAAACCCTTTGCCTTTAGTGACATGATGAGCAGCGTGAAACCACATTTCAGTTGCTTTTGTACAAGCAATGTAAGTTAATAATAAATCAGAAATCATAATTCCTCCTTTCTAATATAATTAGGAGGATTTAATCATTTTATTATGAAAACTGCATTTCAACTTTGATATTAATATCAAATTTTGGCATTCTAAGATGATTTGCTAAATTCCATTCTTTTGCATCTTTTGGTGCAACATAAAGATCTGCATGCCCTATTTCATGTACTTTATTTTTAAAGAAATCATCAGGTTGCCCACAGTTACGTGCCATCATTTCATAAACCTGATCGTTTAATCTTTCCGATTCTTTTGCATTTGCCTTAATTTCTTCAATTTTTCCAATTGCCCCAGATGAAACATCATGAATCATAACAGTTGCGTGAGGATCCATGTATCTTCTGCCTTCTTCACCAAAAGAAAATAAGATGGCGCCGCAGCTCATTGCTTTACCTTCAACAATTGTTGCAACAGGAAGACGTGAAGCCTTAATTGCGCCAATCATTCTCATTAAACTGTATACTTGGCCGCCGTATGAGTCAATTACGATCGGTATAATTTCTTGTCCTGTACAGTGTGCAAGAGACATATTAGTGCAAAACTCTTGTGCACTTTGTTCATCAAATTTATTTACCCGAATAATAATTGGGTTATCTCTTAATTCACATTCTTTTATTCTTTGATCTGTATTAAATGTCCAAAGCATTTTTACTCCTTTATTATAATTTTATTATATACAAAAAAAGGCACATTTACATGTACCTCAAAATTTTATTAGCTGTTACCTTATCCGCATTTAGAACTACCACATGCCTTGCACATTTCACAACCTTCTTGATAAACTATACTATCTTCTGCCCCACAATTTTGGCAAACTTTTTTACTTGATTTAGTTCCGTCCTGAATATACGTTTTTAAACATCTAGATATTACCTTGCTAAAAGAGAACAAGTCAGCATTTTTATCCTTTTGCATTTGCTCAACAAGAAATTGAACAGGAACGCCATGGCGAAGAGATGTTGAAATAACACGTGTATAACCCGCATGATTGGGATTGTCAAATACAGAAACTACATCTTTAATAGAAAGTTCTTCGTCTCCTTCTCCAACTGTTAGATCATATTTGCTATTTGTAGTTTTAAATACACGCTTTGTTAACGTTCCTTTAGATAGCTTCCGTGGTATTTCTATAAGCTTTGCTTCACCGCCTAATACCTCATAAGGCTTACCTTCTAAAAGTCCTACCATAACCACCCAGCGTTCACCTTTAACGCTTGTATGAAAGATGTCACAATCTAAAATTTCAGGTCGTTTTGGTGCTTGTCGTTGTTCAAATTTTGTTTCTTTCTTTTCGTCTGCTGAAACAAGAACACCTGAGCGAGATCCGTCACGATAAACTGTTATGCCTTTACAACCAGTTTCCCAACCTTTCATATATACTTGCTTAACAGTTTCTACATCGATATCGTTAGGAAGGTTGGTTGTATTTGAAATGGCGTGACATACCCATTTTTGTGCTGCGGCTTGAAGATCTACTTTGGACACCCAATCGATCTCATTTGCAATTGCTTTATAATAGGGACTATTCTGAACAGCTGCATCTATTTCAAGATCATTATACATTGCATGATCCATCCACTCTTTGAACTTATGATGATACACTAAAAACTCTGTCCATTTATCACCTAGGTCATCAACAAAAGTTACTTCTTCATTATTCTGAACCTTCTTACGACGCTTATAATAAAGCATAAAAGCAGGTTCAATACCACTTGTTGTTTGAGTCAAACATGAAACAGAACCGGCAGGTGCTGTTGTTGTATTTGCAATATTTCGTCGTCCATATTTTTTATAATCTTCTTGACGCTCAGGAAGTAGATTTGAAATAATTCTTTGAAGAAACGGATGATCTTTTTCTTTTTCGTGCATCCAGCAAGTAAATGCTCCACGTTCTTTTGCTAATTGGATTGACGCTTCATATGAGTTCAAAGCCAACCATTTGTAGATTTCTTCAGTTGTCTTAATTGAGAGTGGATCTCCGTATTGTTGATTTAACATTGCAATACAATCACCTAATCCGGTAATTCCTAATCCGGTTCTTCTACCTATACCGGCTGCTTGTTTTATTTTGTGCCACAAAGAAAGTTCTACTTCTTTTACATTATCAGGTTCAGGATCCCTACGTATCTTTTCCATGATCTTGTCAATTTGTTCAATTTCAAGATCGATCATGTCATCCATAAGCCTTTGAGCCTTTTGAACAATGTCGGCAAATTTACCCCATTCGAAATAAGCTTCTTGTGTCCATGCATTTTGAACAAAAGATGTAAGATTAACAAGCATTAAACGACATGAATCATAAGGAGAAAGTATAATTTCACCACATGGGTTGGTAGAAACAGAACCAAAACCTTCTTTTGTATAAATGTCAGAAGGTGTATTGCGCTTTGCAGTGTCCCAAAATAAAACACCGGGTTCGGCTGATGCATGTGCGGACTCAATTAATGCATCCCAAACTTCTTTAGCTTCTACATAGTTTTCAACTTCAGGTTCGATTTTATTTTCAACAGGCCATCTTTGTTGGTATTTGTGATCGCCTTTAACAGCGTCCATAAATTCATCAGAAACTCTGACAGATATATTTGCACCTGTTACTTTTTTAAGATCGCGTTTAATCTTAATAAAATCCATAACTTGAGGGTGATGAACTGAAATTGACAGCATTAATGCACCACGCCGGCCGCCTTGTGCAACTTCGCGGCATGAATTAGAAAATCTTTCCATAAAGACTTCAATACCGTCTGTTGTTTTTGCAGCGTTAGAAGTATTAAGGCCTTTTGGTCGAATTGTAGAAACATCAAACCCTACACCACCTCGTCGTTTCATAATTTGAACTTGCTCTTGATCTGTTGTTAAAATACCTGCATAGCTGTCGTAAGGTTCTTTAATTACAAAACAATTTGATAAAGATTGTATTTTTGATTCGTTACCAATACCGCTCATTGGTGAGCCTTGAGGCACAATATATTTAAAATCTTTAAGTAACTGATAAATTTCTTCTAGATCCATACCGTTAGGATATTTTCTTTCAATCCTTGCAAATTCCCTAGCTAATCTTCTATGCATATCATCTGGGTTTGATTCTAAATAATTTCCTTCTGCATCTTGTAGTGCATATTTGCCAGCAAAAACGCTGGCTGCAAGTTCATCGCCTTTGAAATACTCAAGGCTGGCTTGATATACTTGATTGTAATCGTACATCTATTTTTCTCCGATAAGTTATTTTCCTGTTATTTCTTTCCATTTAGACTTAAGCATGTCTTTGGTGCCTGTATGCGCGGATTCTACCATGTCCAATACAGAAAGTGAATTAGGATCGTCAATTATTTCAAAATGACTTCTTGCCGTATCAATCCTGATTGGGAATAGAATTCCGTCTTGTCCCGCACGATTTTTTGCAACGAACAGGCGTGCAGCTCCTGTTGCTTTTTCTAATTGTTTGCGTGATATTGAAAGAACAACGTCGGCAACCATAGCTTTTCCATATGCTTCAGACATATTGCCAAGACCTACAACTTCTTTATCAGAGGCTTCTCTATTAGCTTGCGATGCTGTCCAAATTGGTATTTTTAGTTCCATCGCTAAGTTTCTTAATTCCTCATAAATCAACTTAAGCTCATGACGCAAAGAATCATATTGACGTGTCGATCTCATAATGTCTGCATAATCAATGACGATTAATCCAGGTTTGAAATCTTTCATTGCCAATTTCTCCAAATGATTCTTAATTGTGATAATACTCGCTGATCCTGTCGGGTATTCTTTAATTATCAATCGTCCGTAATCGTTTCCTTCATACCTACTCAAAATTTCTTCTTTTTTGTCGATGACATCAGTTGAGTTAATACCACAAAGGTGAGAGTCATATCGAACGCCTACGGCTGTTTCTGTTAGCTCGAAAGTATAGTGTAAAACGTTTTTTCCACGCTTAAGAGCCTCAGCGCCGCAATGAACTAGCCAATGTGATTTACCAACTCCTGTTGGTGCAGTAATAACTCCTATTTCGCCACGTGCAAGACCTCCATTTAGGACTTCTTTTTTGTCCAAAGGATCCAAACCTGTTGGGCAACATACACGAGTTAATCGAGTAAAGCGTGCTTCATAATCTTCAAAGAAATCATGTCCAATTGTGGATGGTGTTCCTTTTGAAACAGCATCTTTCATGATACTCAAAACTGACTCATAATTTTCTGCTGTTATGGCTTGAACGCAATCTTCTAAAGCTTGCTTAAGAACTTGCTTTTTGCAAAAATCTAATGTTTTTTCTTTAACGTATTCAAGGTCGCCTTCGTTACCTTGATTTTTAACACGCGAAAGAAACTCAATTACTTGTTCACGAAGTATAACATCGTCGCCAGATGATAATTCATCTCTGATTATTGAAACAAGTAACTGAAGGGTTGGAAAATTTTTATATTTATGATAAAAACCAAAATGTCGATCGCAAAGATAAGTCAAGTATTTTAGTTCAAAATACTCAGGTGTCATTACTTCAATCATTTGTGCTGCCCATGTATGATCGGACAACATAGCTTGGAAAATCTTTTCTTGAAACGGTCGTCCGTATTTAGAAAAGTAACTTTCAACATGGTCGGGGGACATGTTCATTAGTACCTCATAGTAGTCTATTGTAAATTATTTTTGTATTGTAGACATCAATACTGTTAATTGCATTTTCATTTAGTAATTTATGTATGTTTATATTATTATATGTTTTTTGATGGTTTTCAAGTTTTTGTTCAAGTTTATTAATTTGGTAATGTGCTAAGTTATCGACGTCAAGATTAATAACTTTAAAGTTTCTTTCAATCATATCCTCGTTTTCTTTAATACTGCGATATATTTTCTTTTTAGATTTTTCCATTTTAGCTGAATTTTCAATAAACAATTGAAAACGATTTGAATCAAAATCAGGATTTTGAAATAAATTGCCATATTCTTTTACCAGCGTTTTAAATCCTGCACCAGGAACACCAGGAATATTATCTGAATTGTCACCTACAATTGCTTTAGCTAACGCAAAATTACTTGGGTGAATTCCAAATTTATCTATTACAAATTTTTCATTAACAAAAGACTTTAAAGTAGGTGAATAAATTATTGTTAAATTGTCGAGCAATTGATAATAATCATGATCTGAGGATAGAATCACCTTAGGTCTGGATTTAAAACGGTATTTGCATAGGTATCCAATAACATCATCAGCTTCAGAACCCTCCACGTATAACTGCGTCACAGGAAAGTTATCAAGAAATTTTATCAAGGTTTTAATTTGATAATTTCTATTTTGCATAGTGTCAGGTATGTCATCATAATACCTGTTTAGTTTGACAGGGCGAGACTGCCTTTTATAATCTGAATAAACATTCTTTTTTCTGACAGAACCACCGCCTTCCCAAATAATATAAACATCTTTTGCATTGGTCTTGTCAATTAGTTTTGTTAAATTATTATAAAACCCAACAATGCCACCGATTTGTTCACCGTTTTTTGACATTGTTGGGTTTGCAACATAGTGCCTAATAAAAAGATTGTAGGCATCTACAATAAGACAGCGATTATTCGCCATCAAACATTTCCGCTTGTAATGCTTCTAGTTCTGATAAAGATTCTGCATCAATATCAATACCATCAGTTGTTGTCATAACTTTTACCATTGCTTTTTCTACCAATTGATCGAGATAAGGTTTGTAATCAGGGTCTTTCATTAATTCATTGAAAGCAGTTTTTCTAAATTTTTTCTCAATAAGTACTTCGCCTGACTCACAACAAACAACCTGAAAATTCTTCCATTGTCCACTACCTGCGATCTTAATTGATTTGTTATTAATTATCTCTTCACCATGCTTTCTTAACAAATCAAATAGCTCTTCGTGTTCAACAATTCCTTTTCCAAAATGAATTTGAAATTTAGCTGTTCGGAATGGAGGAGCAACCTTATTTTTAATTGTTTTTGCTGAAACATTGATGCCAATTACGTCATCACCATCTTTAATTGGTTGGCCGGCACCTAGTTTGATTCGAATTGAACTATGAAATGGAATTGCTTTTCCGCCAGGAGTTGTTGTTGGATCACCATACATTACACCAACTTTAGTTCGAATTTGATTAAGACAAATTAAAAGTGAATTAGTTTGACCAATAACACCTGTTATTTTTCTCATACCCTTAGAAATTGCACGAGCTTGAAGACCAATAGATTCTTTGTCATAATCACCTAACAATTCAGCTTTTGGAGATGTTGCAGCAACTGAATCCCATATAATTGTAACAGGAACATCTTTATCTAATGCTTTGGCTTTAAGAATTGTTTTTTCTGCAATTGAAAGTACTTCTTCTGTACAATGTGTATCAACGTATACAAAACGTGAGGATACATCGACGCCTAGCGCACGAAGATTATCAACTGATGTTGCATTTTCTGTATCTATGTATACAACAATTCCACCCATTTGTTGAGTTGAACGTGCTAATTGTGTTGCGATATGTGATTTACCAATCGAAGGAGGTCCAAATATTTCTACAATACGACCCTCAGGTAAACCGCCTCCTTTTTGATTAGCACAAATATAGTCTAACATTTGACTACCTGTACTGACCCACCTTTTAACGTGAGTTGGGCTATCATCAACTGCGAGGTTGTAAGCAACTCTTGCACCTTTTTCTTTATTAAGTGACTTTATTAGGTCTTTAGTAAAATCATCACTTGGCATTTTTTCTCCTTTTTGTTTTGATTATACTTTACTACTTTAAGATATACAAAAAAAGACCTTTTAAAGGTCTTTAAGTTTTAAATAATTTAAATTTAAAATTACATGCCAAAAAGTGTTATGTCAACCTCTTCTCTTTTTTTATCTGCCTTTATTAATGCATCTTTAACTAGCCTAGCTTCTTCATCCATGCCGTCGCCTTCTAGCCAAGAAATCAAGTCTCCATCCCACTGTGATGCCTTCATTAGGCTGTTAATAGAATATTTTCCCCAAAAGTCATCATTAAAAAACTTTAAAAGATTGTTATATTCATCATATAATCCAACCAAAGATTGTTCTAGTTCTCTTCTTCTAATAATGTCTTTCACAACAGATTCAGTTGTTCCTAATCCCTGCATTGCATTAAAAAGCTGATAGGCATCTTCTGATGAAGCTTTTACCATTGTTGACTTAACAGCTCCTCGTGTAAATATATTTGTGAGGCCTTCAGCTGCACCTGAAATTGCACCTGATATTGTATCAAGTATTCCTTCATTAATAAGATGACGCCTAATTAGTTTGTTTAAGTTTTTTCTAGAAATTTTCATTGTTATTCCTTGCTTTACTGTTTAAAACTAATTAGGCGCCAAATTTTAAATCTTAACTGACTTTTTTAAGACATTAAATCTGCAAATGCATCATCTAAGTCATTATAAGATTTTCCTCCACCACCTGATTTTGGTGTATCATCAGAATCTGAATTATTACTTCCAAATTTTTCAGTACCTTCATCATCTTCATTGTCACCATTAAGCCAATCATTTACGATTTTACTAAGTTCATCGTAAGATTTTGTCTTAAAAATACCTTTTGTATCAGGTATATTTGTCATCCATTCTTTTGCTTGAGATGTATCATCAGATAGTTTTGTTGATCTACCTCGAGGAAGAATTTCTGTTTTTGCCCATTGTTGACCAGGCGGCTTTGAACAAATTACTTTAATATCACGTCCTGATTTAGGATCAGTAATATCTCCATAATCTTCATCAAGCATAATTCCAAGAAGTTTTTGATAGACAAGCTTTCCAAACCCCCACAATTGTACTCCTTTGTCTTCTTCACCTCTTACAACCACAGCAGCATAAACTCGCATTTTAGGATACAATTTTTTAGCCATTTCGTAGCTTTCTTTTGTACCTTCATCACGAAGTTTATTAATCAATTCTTGAACTGGATCTCGTTCACCAAACTGAGATGGTGCAAGAAGACCTCGCTGTCCAGGAATGTTGTAATAAAACATCAACTCTTTAAAAGGTTGACCGTCATTGTCTGGAAAACTCATAAGACGAACATTGTATTCTTCGTCAGGTTGTGGTTTCCACATTACGTTTTGTGATTTATTGTTACCGCTTAGTCGTTCTAGTTTGCGCTTGATAGCTTCAAAATCAATAGCCATGATTTTTCTCCGTTTTTAATGTTTAATGTGCAATATTTAATTTTTAATTTTTAATTGCTAGGCAATTATACTTTGTGTGTGTGTAGGTTACAAAATTATTTTAATTTATTTGATGTCTTTTGATGATAAGCTTCAAGTATTCTCATTCTTTCTATTTGTTCTTTAACTTCTTTTTGCTTTTCAAACATTCTATGATGATCTTTTTGTTTTGATTTTGGTTTGTTAGGATTAGGGCCGGGCTGAGGAATTGCAAATCCTCCAACAGCTGCTGCCACATTCATCTCCTCTAAATCAATTTCTTCAAAAGATTCTTCATCTTTTTTGTTTTTTTCTAATTCTTCTAAAAGAAATAAAATAGAATAAGGTTTATGTGATTCAGCTAATTCGAACGTACTAGTAGGTGTTTCACTTTCTATTGGTTGACTTTTTGTAAAAGCTTGTGTGCCAGCAGGAGTCACCTCAGAGGCGCCTGCATGAGGGGGCTCGTTCACAGTAGGTTCAGCTTGTTCAATTTCAACAGTTTCACCTAAGGACGCTTTATATAGGTCACCCAATCTTCTTAACAACTCAAAAGGCTTTGTAAGAAAAAGTTTTACAATTTGGCCTCCCGTGGATGATATTTTTTCAACAACATAACCTAAGGCTTCACCTAACATTCCGCCACCAGTTACTAAAGACATGACTTTTTCAAATAATTCAACAACCTTTGAAACAATTCCTTCTCTTTCAGATAGCGTTTTAAATACAAATTGTTCGACAGGTTGATCTCGTAAAAATGTACCTAAAGAAGTAGCAACGTTTGCGATAGTTTCACCTGCTACACCTCCAATTCCTGCTGCTGCGAAAGAAGGTAAAGCAACAACCGAATCAAAAGTTTGTGCTGCTGTTATTGTCATTTGTTTTAAAATTTCTAATAATTCTTCTACACCTTCTTTAAGTAATAAATTATCTTCTTCAGAAGCTGTCATGAAAGCTTCTAAAAGCTCATTAAACTGTTGTTGTGTACCTATTATCCCTAAACCCGAAAGGCCTGCTACGTGTTTTAAACTACCTATGATCTTAGACAAACCATCAAAAGCTTCTTTTACTTTTCCTGCTTGAAAATACAATTCAATGTCGCCAACAATTTGATCTAAACCAGGAACTGCTTTTGCGATGTCTGCAATTGTTTGCAATATTCCCTCATCAATCCTTTCAAGCGTTTCACATAATTGATACTTGTTATTTCTATAAACTCTAAATTCAAGTATGTCTTCTGTCACTGATTCCTCCTCATCAGAATCTTCATCATCTTCACTTACCATGGTCATTCTTTGCGCAATTACGCTATCAGCATTTGAGTGAAAGCCACCGTTTGTCATAAAACCAGATGTTTTATTCATAATATAAGAAGAAGGGTCTAATTCTACGTTTAAATTTAATTCTTTGATTGATTTCTTTTTCATGTTAATAATTATGAACTTAAAAAAGAAAATGAAACAGGTATTTTTAAACCGCTAATAGGACATTTTAAATGAGGGATGTTAATGTTTCTTTTTGAAGAGCAAATAATAGCATCATGAATTATTGCATGAAAATTAACTTCATTATTTGAAACAAAATCGTTAAAAGCAAGATAGCAAAAATCAGCAACGGATGACTGTACCCAATAGTTTAAAATAGACCGTTCGCTTTTGACGATGACTGGACGATTATAATGATTTAAAATAAAGCCTAATTCATTATTTTGCTTAAGTAACTTTTTTTCAAACTGGTCTATTTCAAAATAATTTTTTAAGTCATTATAGCCTTTTTTGTCTATCTTGCTAATTCTTTTAACAGTTTCATATCCGGCTCCATAAAGAATAGATAAGATTGTCTGTTTTAAAATTTTTCTATCCGTTATTTTTAAATTTAGTCTATTTTTAATTGTATCATAAATGTCGCTTTCTATTGAGCTTATTTTATTTTTTGACAGAAGATAAAAATAAGGTTCGCATGAGTTAAAATCAATTTCAAAGACTTTCAAGTTTTTGTAAGTTAAATTTTTTCGATTAACTTTTTTCATTGTCATAAAATTAGTACCGCCTACAATTTTTGACCTACCGGTAGCACTGTTATGTTTGTACTTTGGTAATTCATAATTGTCGACTGGTACTAAATTACTTAGCAATTGCTCTCTAGCTTTAAAAGCTTTATCAAAATAGCCAGTATCAAATTTAATAATTTTATTAATTTTTTCTTTTAAATAAGACAGATAATCTTTTTTATTTTTATTCGATAAGAATTTTGATGCGTCTATTGCATTAATGCAAAATTTAAATTTGCCAAAATAGTCGTTAACTGTTTTTATTTCTTCTATTGACAATTGATTAGCTATCGTGTTTAAATAGTTAATATCAATTGTATCTTCAGAGTTTAAGTTTATTTTATAAGAGTTAGTTGTAACGCTGTAATCTTTGTTTATTAGTAAATTTTTCATTTTTATTTTTATAATAAAATAAAGTTTAATTTTTTACAAGTTATTCAGTGTTTTTTACTAGATTTTCTTTAAGTTTTTCTTTATCTATTGATTTAATTGAATTTATTAATTTTGATTTGATTTGTTTCACAGTTCCTATTTGTGGCAAGAACAAAGAAAGATTTGTTGTATATTCACCCGGCCCTATTGTGTGTGTTACGTCACCTACCATATAAACATTGTCAATATCAGTGCCTGTATTTAAATCAACAAAAATGTTAAGTCCCATTGTTATAAAAGGACAGCCATAGATAGTTGCGTCTATTGAAGTTGGAATTAAAAATTCTTCAATATCTCTTTTAACTGGTAATTCTTTAGTACTGCTACTTTTTTCTTTTTGTTCTTGTTGATATATTGATTCGTTTAAACGAGCATTAACTATTTCGTCTGTCGTATTACTTGATAAATTTATTGATTTAACAACTGCTTGTTGACTTCCGTATGTTATTGACGGAAAAGATCTTTTAATATACTGCTTTATTTCTTTTAAACTCATTTTTTGAATAAACTTTTCTGACGCTTCGGAAAAAGTCTGTATACTATCATTTAAATTATCATCATCGTTGGCGTGAGATAAGACACCTGCCACAGATAAAAATCTTGCTGGGTCTGTTGCTCCTTCCATAAATAATGTTTCAGCCGGCCTAGATGAAGAATTTTCATCATATACATGAATTTTTAAAATCTTTTTTGAGTCATCAGTCCCTTTAATTTCATTAAGTTTTTCTTCTGTTATGTCAAATTGATTTTTAAAGTAATCGCTATATATTTCTAAAAGATTCGCATCATTTAAAGCGTTTGCTTGATTTGGTATTATCGCAGAAGCAACTTCTAATTCAAGATGAATAACCGGTTTCCTGTAAGAATCTGTACTTGATATATCTAATCCGTCATTTTCATAAATTTGAGTTAGTGTGTTTTTTAAAGTTTGAGTTTTGTATTTTTTAAGTCGAGTTTTTACATATCCTTCTTTGGCAGCAGTTTTTTGTTTATCAGTTTCAGGTAATTTACCATTTAAAATTTGATATTTTTTAAACGCATTTTCTTCAAATTTTTCTTCTTTTTTAATTTCTTCTTCTCTTTTTTTAATATTTTCTTCTGTTAATTTATCTAATTCATAAATTTCTAAATTATCATTTTGAAAGTAATTAGATAGTAAATCAAAAATACCTCTTGTTGTTGTATCTCCTTCCGCTTTTACTGTTTTATAAATCATTGATTTAATTGCTTGAATATTGATAGGAATACTTGCTGTCGTATATTTTCTTGCACCTGCCGCTGATTTATTTATCGGATAAAAAAGAACTTGAACTTCTGAATATTTATTTTCTCCTCCTGTTGCCAACGGTACTGCGATTAAATTAGTAATTAACTTACCTAAAGAAACATGATTGTCAGGATAACCTAGAATTTGATTAGTTTCTAAGTTTTTTGAGTAGGCCCAGCAAAGAGGATTTTTAAATGGATCTTCAGTTAAACTTGCACTTTCATATGAGTCATTTGTTCTGGTAGTACATGTATCTACAACAGAATTAATTTTTGCAATTATTCTTTCGGCAACATTTTTTTTAATCTTTTCAAAAAGTTTTTCTGTTATTTCCCCTTCAAAAAAATCAGCTGTAAATATTTCTGAAGTTGTAATATCTTCTGGTACGTCTATCAAACCTAACATTTCAAAGTATTTTTTCAAAACTCTTGCATGATTAAAAGTTTCTATAAATTCACCATTTTCTGTTGCAATTTTAATTTTCTGAATTTCAGATTTTAATTCTTGTATTTTGTCTGCAGGCAATAGAAAATCAACTGACATTACTGAATTTCTAAGAACTTTTATTTGTTTATGAATTGCTGCTGCTTTTTTCTTTTCTTCCTTTGATTTTCCGTATAACGCATATTGTGTTGGCACCCCAGTTGTATTTTGAGGATCTAATGATGTGGATGTAATTCTGTTGTTTTTCTCCATGTCATCGATTAATTCTATAAGCATGTTAGATAGTTCTGAATCTTTTTTTTCATTACCTAAAGCAATAGAAGTTGTTTTAAAATCTGTAGATCCAAAAAAATCTAAAGTCATATTAATAGTTACTTCATTCCCGTTAAAAGAAAAATCTGAACTGGTCAATTGATAGATATGAGTTTCTCTTAAAGAGTTTAGAAATTTACCAATGTCATTGTTAGATCTAATGGGATCTCCATCTGGGTGTGACCATCCGTGTTCCACCTTAATCACAGTTCTAGCAAGTTGATTTAAAGATACAAGAGGGGCAATTTCTTGAAGACGACTCCTATCGTGAAGAATAACTGATAATTTTGCCCTTCTATTAGTTATCATAAAATCACCACCGCCATTAATGCTAGCAGAAAAGCTCTTAAGTGACATTAACGGTGCCATCGGATCAATAACATTATCAAGTTCGCCTAAGTAATCAGTATTGTTATTTCCAATATCAAATAAGCCAGAATTTCGCTTATTGTTTATTTCTGGGTTAACCATGGTTTGAGGTGCTGTGAATAAATCCATATAGCCTACTGAGTTTAATTCTTCACCTTCTCGTATAAAATTAGGAGTATTTGTATTTGAAAAATTGTCCCAAACTGCATTAAAGTTGCCGTAGCTATCTTTTTCAAATTTCATGAATCCAACATTGCTCATATTAGATAAAGATTTTTCACCTTTGCTTCGTTTATTGTAAAAAGTCAAAGATAAATAAGGCACGCATCTAGACAATTCAAGTTGCGAAACTGCACCGAAAAAAATTGACAAATAATTATCATTTCTTGTGCTTTTACTGTATGCATCTTTTTTAATAACAAAAGCTGACACATTAGGATAATTTTCATCTGGCGACTCTATGTTTTTATTAATTGCAGAATTAGTAATTTCTTTTGTCTTTCTTGCCAAGTAATAAGGCATTTTTTGTGGATTATTAGCTAAAAAATCAGAAAAAGTAGAAACATTATAAATTTGTTGAGGTATTTCGTTTTGTATTGTACTTACAATTTGCTGACTAACTTGATTGACTAATTGTGCTTCATAATCTGCATTTAATTTATCTATTGACGCTTGATATTTATTTGAAGTTAACTCAATCCATTCTTGACTTTCTCCATTTTCTTTTCTTGTATACCATTTTTTATTTCTTCTTTTATAAATGTAACCTGACGCGTCATTATTTAATCTAAAATTATCTACGTCTTTTGATAAGTCTATTTCATTATTACTAGATGATGGTGACTTTTTTGTTTTTTTCGCGGGCTGCGGGTAATAATCAACAGCTCCCATTGAAATGTTATAATCATTGACAATTGTTTCTTTTTCTTCTTGACTTAAATTTTCAAAAATTACCTTATTTAATAATTTATCATTATTGATTTCGACAGTATTGCAAATTTGCTTCATACTAAAATAATTATTTCTATCTTTCTTAATTAAAACATCAGGAAAATTTTCTCCTTTTCCTGTAGGTTCGAATATAACTGCTAAACTATCTATTAGACCGCCAAATTTTAAAACGTCAGTGCTATCATCTTTAATTAAATTATAATCAGGAAAAACAGAAGGATTTGTTAATAAATCATGTGTTAAATAACTACCTAACATTGAACCGGTAAACTTTTCTAAAATGTATCTTTCTTTATCAGACGCTGCTGTGTCTTTGTTTAATTGTGCTAACAAATCTTGAAAGTTTTGATTATTTTTAATCGACTCAATAGCTTCAATAGCCTCAGGATTACCAAAAATTGCTATGTCATTTTCTATTTCAGCGCCCGTTACAAAGCCTTTATATTTTAAAACTAGGTCTCTTAATAACTTAAGCTTTAAGTTAGGATTAGAGTTATAAAAACTATCAAAATTCATCTACTTATACCTAAGGCTGCATTTAAACTTTCAGGAACTCTTAAAATAGTTCCTGGAGGTATTTGTAATCCCCAGCCAATACCTGATGCTGCAGCGATTATCCACCAATATTGAGAATCTCCGTAAAATTTAAAAGCAATTTGATCAATTCTTTCGCCTTCTTTTAAAATATATGTATTAAAACTTAAAAAACCGCTATTTATTGCCTTATTAATTCTAAAAGAATGATTAGTTGTAGCGTAAATAATTTTATTAGAAATGCTTAATTTATTTATAAAGGAATATCTTGATGTAGCCATTTGGTTATCCTTTCTTTATAGATCTAGAATTGTTATAATTATTTTCTGCATTGAATCCTCCATCACTGTAAACGTCTCCTGATATATCTTTCATTATCTTCCCTACATTGTAAAGCGGAGCTCGATTATAACCTGCATAATCCAAGCCAGGCGGTATGTCGTGTATCACATCTAGGCTAAATGTTATTTTGCAACCCATGGGAGCTCTAGAGTTATAATCTGTTTCCCATTGAAATGCTTGGTCTAACCAATCAAACGTTATTCCTCCTAATTTACCTGCTATTCCTCGACCCATTGTTGCCTCAAATGATCGAGTAAATGGATTATTTTCAGCATTTAAAAATTTATTTTCATTTGTTTCAAATAGTTCAGCAAATGCGTTTACAATGGGGCTAGCTGCTGATGATGCTGAACCAATGGCTGGTATGTTTGAACTTACTAAATTACCTAAGTCTTTGATTAAGTTTATTGCAGCAGCTCCACCTGTAGCTGCAGCGGAAAGCGCAGGTAAAATAACTGTATTTGCATAAATTGTATTTGGTAACGGGTGTAAATCTTCATGATAACAATAGATAGATTTCCCAAATAGTTCAGGATTATTAGATAACGTAGGATCTATTAAAGTGCATTTATACCTAACTCTAAACTTTTTTTCATTTTTTCCAAATATTTCTTTTCCTTCTTTTTTATCGACCAAAACTGTAACTGATCTGTTAAATCTTATTTTTTCTCCTGTTTCAAATAAATATCCTTTACTCACATTAGGTTTTAACAATAAAACTGATGTTTTTTCATTATATCCGTTACTAATTCCTGGAAAATTCAACCAAAAATTAATGTCATTTTCTGGGGTGTTTATCTGATTATTTACTGGGTTAAATGCTAGCGGATTAACAAAACCATTATAAAGTAATTTTGTCGCGACGTCAGCGGCAGTGTTTATAGCAGCTGACATTAAACCTCCGGAATTTTTTCCTATTTTAGCAGCAACTGAATTTGTAAATTGAATTGGAGAACCAAATGCAGTGCCAATTGTTTTTATTAAAACTTCTTGGATGTCGGATCCAAAAGATAAATCTATTCCGCTGCTTTTAATTTTTGTTCCTTGATTGCCTATACCAAAAATTCTTCCTAAATTATGTTTAGAATAATTTGACTTAATTACATCACCAATTCTCAATCTTACTATTGGGCTAGCGCCTATTACTTGACTAAAAGGTTGTATAAATCGCAAATTTTCACCTTTAGCAACTTGAGTTCCTTGAGACCATTGCGGATATAGCAAAGTTGTAATTTTGTTTATTTTATACCACATGTTATCAAAATCTTCTTTTGAAGTTGCCATTAGAGTAAAAGTACAAGAGATAGATCGATTAGTGTTGTTATAAACATGAACCTGATCCATTCTACCGTAACCACCTTGAGAATTAAAATTAGGAGTAATTGTATCTGTTAAAGAACTTAAAAATGCATGAAATGAAATTATTTCGTTAGTTCTTAAATCTTGAATATAAAACGGAACATACTCGGCGTCTAACCTGTCTTCTAATTCTTTTACAACGGCATTTGGTACTCTCCCAGAGGCGCCATCATTATTTGCAGAAAGATAAGTAGATTCTACTAGGTCACTACCAAAGTGTGCTCTAATTGCGTTTGGGTGATTTGTACCATTGTCTAGTTTAATGCTAGACCTAATTGAATTCATTGGCAAGAGATAAACTGAAGGAACTGTGCTTTGTGCGTACGAAAGTTGGTTTTTTCTCTTACCGTTTTTCATTTTACTTTTTGAAATTCTATTTCCTGGTGTATCTTCTAAATTATCAACATCATAAAACGAATTATCTTTGATTTCTTGTTTGCTAGCATTAAGCGCGTTTCCTGAATATGCTCTTAGGCTGCTATCCCCCACTATAGCCATAGCGTTAAAAAACCTTACTGCACCGTTTGACTGAATAGAATACATTAACTCTCTTATCATTTCATCACCAATATCTGGTTCTGATATATTATCAATAAAAGCAAGAGATTTTTCTGCATTTTTAATTACATTTGAGCAAACTGATAGCCAAAAACCAGGAGATTCTTTTAAAACTTCTGATTCTTTAAAATTTTCAATTCCTCCTGTACCTAGGCAAATTTCTATACCTCTATTTACACAATCATTATAATTATAAGCTGTCTTTGCTAAATACTTTTCTCTAATTGCATCTAATCTTAAGTTTAATAATTTACTAGCCGATCCATAAAATTCAGAAAAGTCTAATGTTTTAATAGCTTTTGTAGCTATCTTTTTCAATTCAGACTCATTATCCTCTTTTAGGCTTTCAAAAATCTCTGCATATAAGTTATTATAAATTGCTAATACTGACTTTGCTGCTATGATTGCATGCAATTTTACTAATGATTTATTTTTTCCATAAAAATTAAAAGTATTTGTATAAGTTGATCCAAAAGATTCAGAGTTTTGATTATTAAAATCACCATTACTTTGCCTAAAATCTTGATCATTTAAATTTTTAGGATAAAAATTAGTATTTTTAGCTCTATAATCTGACCCTTCTATTTTTTTAAATGTACCATCTTTAATTCTATTGCCGTAACCTAATATACCACCTCCAATAAAATTTTCAGAATTAATTTCTGAATTTTCTAGAAAGCCTGCAGATTTTTTAATAAGGGATTCTCCTAAACCTTTTAAATTTTCATATTCAATAATTTTTTTATTTTCTGTGCTATTTCCAAACCTATCGTTCATTACGTAATTTTTTTCTGTTCCTGGCTGATCAGCAAACGGCGTAATTTCTTGTTCAATATTACCAAAGCGATTGTTGTTAATTAAGTAATCTTCAACTAAACTTAAAACATCGTTTTCATTTCTTGCATTATTACTTGTAGTATTCCCAAATTGATCTAAACTCGTACCCTCTATATCTTTAAACAATTCATTTCCGGATTTTTCTGGGTTGCCGCCTGTTTTATCTAGAGGCATATCTTGTATTTCTCTTACGTCTTTAAAATATTCTCCTAAACTAATATTTTCTAAGTAGTTTTTCCCTAATTTATCACTTTCAGATTTAAATGAATTTATAAATGTTTTTTTACTTCCTGGTAATTCAACTTGAGTTGCACTGTCTTCTGTGTATATCTTGGTACCTCTATCTCCTACGTTAACTAATAAATTGTTATCTGCTGGATAATAAAGATTTTTTGATTCTTTTACAAGATAATTTAAATAATTTCCTAAAAAACCTTCATTTTGATCGATTAATTTTCTATTAACACCGTCTTGATCTTTGAAACTCCCTAAATCATTTTCATTGTTAAGTGATATATTTTCATCTGAATCTTTGTCATGATTATAATCTACTCTGTTACTAGTAACAGAGCCCAATTTTGAAAAGTATTCTTTGAGAGTTTTTCTAGTATCAGACATTGTCTTCCTTGCTTAGTATTTTAACCAAATAATTTTTTAAACTTTCAAAATTATTTTTATCTATTTTTTGTAAAACTGAAGTGTAATTATTAATAATTATATCAACTTCAGCTTTTTCTTCGTTTGTTAGATTATAATTTTCTGTTATTTGATATAATTCGTCTTTTAATTCATCTTTTTTTATTTTTTTGTATTTTTTCATTCTTTTACTTCTAATCCTTTAATTGGTATTTGTGTAGAATCAACTAAAACTTGAATTGAACCTTCGCTTAAATTAAGTTCTGGTTTTGGCATGTTAATAACTGCATTTTCTAAGCCAGTACTTATGGCAGCTTCAGTTGCTGCAGCCTGGGATGCTTGTTCTTCTGCTTTGTTCGTACCCATAGTTCTCATAAGATCGTCTAATCTGGCTTGAGACTCTTCAGCTTCTGTTGTTGTTGTAGCAATAGAATTTGATATTTCTTCTTGTGCGTCTGTTATTTTACCTGCCTGAGTCATGACATCAACCGCAGTAGCTCCCAATCCCAAAGTTGCTTGTCCGACCTTTGATGTAAAAGATGCCAAATCAATGTCTTTTGAATCTATGTCTGAAAGTTGATTCATAGAATCAATAAAACCATCAGCTAATTTATTAAAATTTTCTTGAGATTGCCCTAAAAGTTTTGTATTGTCCATCAATCCGGTATTCATTCTTGAAAAATTCTGGGCTGCTTCATAAGCATCAGCAGATTTAGCTGCTAAAAGATTTTTAGTTTGTTCTTCTATTATTTTTTCTGTATCTGCAAAAGCATTTTGTGTTTGTTTTAAATTTTCTAATAATTTATCAAATCCTTCTTCAGCAGCAACATCAGAAGCTCCCATCATTTCATCTAATTCTTCTTGTGAAGAAATTCTTCTGTTGTTGTCAAGTAAAAATGCTAATTCTTCTTGACTTCTTCCGAAAGCTTTTGCAATTGCGTTTTTCATTGAATTAGATTGTGACAAAAACTTTTCTTTAGTCATTCCTGCTTTTAATAAAGAATCTCTTTGATACTCAATCAATTCATCAAATTTACCTTCAGAAGTCAAGTATGACATCTTCATTGCATCAACTTGAACCCCTGTTAACTGTGCCATAGTACCTGCAGCCTGTGCAGCACCAGAAAATGTAGCAAATTTATTTTGTACAGCATTTAACTCTTCGTAAGTATAACCTAACTGTGTTAATTTAGCAGACATTCTAGTAGCTTCTTCAGCCGTAATATCACCAAACATTTCTGTATTTGACATCATTTTCATTGTCATGTTAGTTAATGTCTTCATTGGTATGTTTAGCTTTTGAGACAAATTATTAGCATACATACCAATCTTATCCATTGATTCAAGCGTAATTTCATCAGTAAACCCAATTTGCTTTTGAAAATACATTTGAATCGTATCAGCTGAAACTCCCATTGCGTCTTCATAAAATGATAACTTTACAACTTGCTCATCTGTTAATTTAGAAACTTGGTTTCCGTAAGTTGTTGACAAATCCGTTAAAATACTTTCTGCTTTCATAGCAGCATCTTCAGCATTTTCAAAGTATTTTTTAAGAATGTTTTCGTTCGTACTGGTAATGTTACTTATTATATCAGCACCAGTGGATTCCATTCCCATTCTTATTTCAGTATCATTATTTGCAAAAGCTAATTTAACTGTTTCAAATCTTCTTAAAGCTTGGGACACTGCACTTTGTGGAACAAAGTCAAATTCTTCCCCTGCTTTTAAACCGCCATAAACTCTTCTATACTCTTCAATATTGTTTATGTTTTCTTGATACATTTTACGCATACCATCGCCTAAGGTATCAAAACTATCTTTTACGCCTTGAATACCTTGAACTGAAATTGCTGTTGCAGCTGCGCCTAATCTTGCAAAACTTGTATTTTTAAAAAAAGTATTAGTGTCTTGAGTGTTTTGTTCAATACCAACTAAAGAATTGGCCATTTGCTGGCTAATGTTACTTTGTGAATCACCGTAACTAGGTATGTTACCATTAGACATGTCATCTCCTAAATTAGTTCTTATTACTAACTATTATAAAAACTAGAGTTTGGAAATGATATCATCTATTTTTCTAATATTTTCAGATATAGGCGTTTCTTCTTCTTTATTTTTACCACTCAAGTCTTTAAAATGCTTCACTAGCCTTTCAATATACCATCTACGATATGCAGTTGGCATATTTCTCACCTCTGAATATGACATGTTGAGGTGCATCTGAAGCATGAAACTTTCTTCTAAAAAGTATTCTCTCCAGTTATGTCCGAGGCCAAAAAAACTCAGGTGTTATCGCCAGATTTGCTTTGTTTACGTGCTGGCAATGATGACAGGCAAACTGGTGAGACATGTCAATTCCTGGCTCATTATCTCTAATAAAATTTCTTAGCGATTTAGAGTCAAAAGCAGGCATGTTTTTAATAAAATGATTTATTTTATTTTTATCTGTAATTCCTTCAATTGAAATAATTGTTGATTCAAGGTAACTTGTAACATTATTGTCAACTTTAAAAGTATCTTTATAAAATTTTTGTTTTCTATCTCTTTCTTTGTCGTCATGAGAAGTTAAAAATTTAAAGATAACATTCTTTTTTGTGACTGGTAATTGAAAACTAAATTCATTTTTACCTTCTTCTATTGGGTCTATTTTTAGTCTTTTAATCCCAAGATCTGATAAATCAAAATTAATGTCTGATATCTTACCACAGCTTTCACAAATTGGTTTAATACGATAATCTTTGCCGTATCCAGTTATTCTTATTGAAACCATTAAAGCGTTCTTATCACCAAGAACTAAGTCTAAAGCATTTACTCCTTCCTCTAAAACGCAAGATGTAATTAAATGGTCGACCGCAGTCCCTTCTTTAATTAATGCATTTGAAGTCAAAATGTCTTCTTCTCTTGCAGTCATTGCTTTAATTTTTAATATTTCTTTTTTATATAATCTGCTATCTGGGCTATATAAAATACCTCTCGAAGGAATAGGTACAGTCTCAACTGGTATTTCCCAGCCAAACTCTTCTTTGAGCACGTTTTGCTTCATTACGTGCTGCATGGCATCTAATGACGAATTCGACATTTATTCTCCATAAAAAAATGTTACACTACTATTGTAAAATGTAACACTATAAAATAAAATCAAAATTTAATTATTTAGTATTGCAATACACAATTGTCAAATTGCAATGTTAAAGAAATCTCCATTAAAGAATCACCACCGTAATCTAAACTTCCAAAACCTGCCGATGTTATGAATGCACCTTTAACATCCCATAATTCTACAACAGTACCTATCGGGTCTAATAATTTAATTTGTAAGTCTCTTTTATAAAAATCTGCATATCCTGCTCTACCAGAAACTGATTCAACATGCGTGCGAATCCATTCCATTACTTGTTGAGCTCCTGAGGGTGCAATAGGATCATGCAAAGTTACATTCATATTTCCCATGTCTAATTTACCTGCTACATAACGATAGCTATTGATAAATTCAATTTTTGTTGACCCAATAGTAAATGTTGGTCGAGCAGTTCCTTTAATTAAAAAAGAATCGATTCCTTCAAGGGCCAGTACCCAACGATAACCTCTTTTTGGTTCAAACCTGTTAGGTAGCATGTCTGTGACGTTTAGCGTTTCTGCCATTTTATTTCTCCTAGTTAGTCAATTGTTCCATTGTTTGTTAAATTAAAGTCAAGAGCAATAAATTCTGCTACTCTGACAGGTTGTATATAAATTTTACCTCTAATGGTATTATTCTCAACATCAGCTTGCGTTGTGGTAGTTTCATCTATAACCACCTTGTATCTAGAAACTCCTTGCTGATTCTTCAGACTTTCTAAAACTGGATTTACTAGTGAAGTAAACTTACTCAAAGTTTCAGTTCTGTTAGGTTCAAAAATAAGAGTGTTTGCAATATTTCTAACAGAACGTCTTACACTAATTAATAATCTTCTTACATTAACTCGATCCAAAGCTGACAAATTCTTAAGTAGCGTTTTTTGACCTTGTATAACTACACCATAGTTAATTGTAGTATTAATTGGATTAATGTCAGCTTCGTATAGTTTATCTAAATTAGTCCTAGTTAATGTTCCTAATTCAGAAGAAATAGCTGTACTTAATGAACCTCTTGTATTTCCAGCTGGAGCAAACCATGACTTTCCAATCGTATCGTTGTTAGCATAAGCTCCAAGTACACCAACTGAAGGAGGTACTTTTTTTGTAATTACTTCACCATTTGCTTTTTGAAATTGCATATTAACGTCTGGGAAATAAGCTGCTGCAAATGATGTGTCTAAACCTCGATTAATAAAAGCATCCACAGTGTATCTTATACTAGGTAAATCGTCAGAAGACCCTGTCATTAAATTGTTTTGACTATTGTATTTTTCTATGTCAAAAATAAATAAAGTATCAAATCTATTTTCTGCAACGCTTATTCCATAGTCTGTTACTGATGAATGTCTAATACCTGGAGCTGATAGCAATTGTATGTCAATGTCAGATTTTGATCCTAAAACATCCAGCGCTTTTCTATATGACTTTATTGTAGGTCCGGACTTGACACCGCCTTGATCTGACACATTATCGTATTCTCTTTTTAAAGCATCGTTTGCCAAATTTGATTTATCTACATCAAATACATTGACGCCATTAAAACCGCCTTGAAATAAACATGTGAATTTTGCATATACTTGATTTGCTGATTCTACTAGGTCGTTAACTGTCAAAGCTCTTGTCTTTGCCGTGTCATCTTCTGTAATAGATCCACCTCTTACGTAAGATGCACTTAACCATTTTGTAGTATCTGCTCTTCCATTAGACGCAGTAACTACCTTTACATGTTCAAGAGAAAATTTATTCTTATTGAATAAATCAACATCTAAGACAGAACCATTTACGTTTGCCGTTCCAACGTTTTCCTTAACAGCAAAAGCAGTTGTATCTGTTCTATGAGTCGGATAATGTTTTGTAAAAACATTGTGACTTTCAATAACAGTATTATCAAATAGATTAGGTTGCGTTACGTTGATTTTTGCTTCTTTTTGGAATCCCCAGAAGTACTTAGATTCAGCTTGTTTATTGACTCCTTCTCCAGAAGAAATTGTTTCTCTAAATGGGAAAGGAGGTTCAGTTAATCTTTGCAATATATCTGAGTTTGAAAAGTTTCCTGGGCAAGGTGCCAATAAAGAACCAGATGTAACTGTATGCATTGCCCCTCTAAAACCAAAAGGTAAAGCAGTTTTAGGTACATTTCCGTTTTCTAAATCACTAGAAACAACTACTCTGACTAATTTAGATATGTTAGGATGAGATCCTTCAACAACTAAACCTTGAGAAGATTCTGAATTATCAAAATTATATCTTAAATTAAAATCACCAATAACTCTAGCGACATAAAAATCATTATCCGGATTTAAAGATAATCCATAATAAGCTTCTATAATGTTTAATTCTCCATCAACGTCATCAGCAGATCTAATTATAAGATCAAAAGTTTTCACATTAGGATTTATGTTTTGAATAGAAAACTTGTATTTTGATGCAAAATCTGGCCCAGGAGATAATGATACTAACTTAAATAAATCATATGTTTCGCCTAAGTCTTGAGAAATAATATAAGGAGACTCAGCATGTGAAAATCTGTCTTGAAAATCTTCATAGTCAGGTATGTCACTGAAACCGGATGTTATTGCTCTTGCATTAGATCCGGTTAAAATAAAAGCAATGTTTTCAAATTTTGAGCTTACTGTGCTTGGTATTGCTCCAGAGCCTGTTATAACCCCATACTGAGGATGTATATAATATTGAGAATATAAAAGATGTCCGTGTTCTTCTATTTTGAGCGGGTCTGTATTGAATACATCACCAAAATAAGAAATTGATGTAGGGTCAAAAGATGCTGTTATTACGTTAGATTCTCTTTCATTGGACCCTTTAAAACCGTTCAACAATAAAGTAAAACTACCTGACTTTGCCATCTCTATAGAACCTGTCATTTGTCCGTATCTTGGGGTAGAACCATCTGTGGTTGCTGTCGTTGTTAACAAAGGAGTTTGACTTACTTCATTGTGAAAAGCTCCACTTAAAGAAAGAGCTACACCGCTTGGCGCAAGAAGTACACCTCGAAGAATAGGAACTGCGTGATCATTATCTACACCGCCAGAAAATCCTGATATTGTATAAATATTGTCAGCAGTTATAACTGTTCTTGTTATTGTATTATTACCTACTGTGCCAGGTGTAGTAGGTGTCAAAGTAAGTGTATCATTTGCCGCGGCATCTGTTGAAAGTGTTATTGTTATTGAACCATTATGCCCGTTTGTACTTTCAATTGCAGCTTTAATTTGGGCTGCTATTGCACCAGCAGTACCCAAACCATTAATTTGAATTCTTATATCGCTACCATCAAGAGTACCAGTCGCACCATCGTTGTCATCATCAAATACATAAACCTTTGATACAGACTCAGAATCAACTATGGTCAATTTTCCACCATCATATTGCGCTGGAAGTATCGACACAGCTTGAATTTGTGCTGTTGCTTTTGTTCTTCCTGTTTTTTGTATTCCTGCGTCAGAAAAAATTGTTGATCCATTTGATTCTGACATGAAACAACCAAGAAAATAAGTTCTACCTTTAACGTCGCCAGAACCTGCATTTGCATATGCGTTATTACCTACATTTCCGTTAGGCTGAATTATTTCATTACCAACAACAAATCCAGCGTTTGTAACTGTACCATTGTCATTTCTTTGTTTTCCATCACCAGCGCCTAGTACCCTAACATAAGCAACAGATCCCCCACCGTTTCTTAAATATTCTGCTGCTGCTAATCTTCCAAAGCTTGACCCATCGACGTCGCCAAAGACAGAGTTTAATTCTGATAAAGAACTGATCGTGACCGGTACAAATGCCGGACCCAAATTAGCAGTTCCGATAATACCCGCCGGCGTTGTCAAAGGTCCGTTTTGAGGACTAGGCTGAGAATTATCTATTTCTCTTGTAAATACGCCTGGACTTTTGTATACTATTTCTGCCATTTAAATTTCTCCATTATTCATTAAATATACGATTTAAAAAGTTACGCCTGAATTTGTTATAATAAAGTCAATTGAAATAAACTCAACTGCTCTTGTCGGCACTAAAACAATTGTACCATTTAACCTGTTTTGCTCTTCATCTAAAGCAGAATTATTAGTCTTATCCATGATTACTTGGAATTTATCTATGCCTTGTTGCGACTGAATTATAGATAATTGAGGCGTAACTTGAGCAATAAATCTATCTTTTAAAATTTGAGTGTTTTGTTCAAATACAAAATCACCGGCAATTCTAGAAACAATTCTTTTTACTTCTAAAACCATTCTTCTTACATTAACTCGATCCAAAGCTGACCTGCTCATTTGTAATGTTTTTTGTCCAAAAATTACGACCTTACCATTCGCAAAATTTGCTATAGGATTAATTCTTGCTTCGTATAGTGTATCTCTATCTGCAGTGTTTAATTTATAATCTGTATTTACAACATTTTCTAAAGCACCTCTGTTAAAGCCTGCTGGTGCAAACCAAGGATAGCTAACATTATCATTATAAGCTAACGCTTGAAATGCTGAAACGGAAGCTGGAACTTTAACAATTTTTCTAACAGCTTCAGTTGAAATAAATGTATCTGGAAAGTATGTTGCAACAAAATTGTTGTCAATGTTTCTAGCTTTAAATTTATCTACTGTCTTTCCTATGTCTAGTAAATCAGCTGATTCGTCGAACTTTCTTATGTTGTTTTTGTCATAACTAGGTATGTCCATTAAATAAATAATTTTTGAATTGTCTTTTACTTTTTCTGAAACTTTGTTTGTAATTAATTTTTCTCTAATACCAGGAACGATTAAAGTGTTAATGTTTGTAACGCCTTCTTGTGTCATCACATTAGCAGCATCTAAATAAGCAGAGACAATGTTATTTCTTAAACCTTTGCCAGGTGAAGATCCTGCATGGAGGTTTTGATAACTTATTTCTCCTCCATTGGCCTTACCCCCTGTCTCCAGGGAAGAAGCTTTGTCATTCATTAACCGTGCATCTTTATCGACAATGTTTAAGCCATCGAAACCACCGTAAAAAACATTGGTAAATTTAGCAAACTTAGAAAACTTATTAAAAGTATTAGCGCTAGATGCTGCTAGAGATGCGAACGTTAGTCTTCTTGTATTTGAAACATTATCATTAATAGTCAAATTAGGAAGATCTAGAGATGCATTTCTGATGTAAGCAGCATCAATCATGTGTTCGTCAGCAGAACCGGTTAATTCTCTAGCAACAGCAGCTGATAAAGTATCTGCGCTATTTGATTGATTATTTAATGCTACTTTTGAAAGAGAAAATTTATTATTATTAAATGCATCTGCACCAGAACCGGTTACTAGTGCATCTAATTTTTGTATTCCTAAAAATTTACTGTATGCATCGATGAGACTAGGCTCATTAAATAACCTACTATTCGACTGCAGTTCTGGGTTTCTAAGACCTACACTGCTATCAATGTTAGTATTTTTGTATAGTCTACCTTGTTGAATGCCCCAATAAATATTGCTATTTATTAATTCATTTTGACTAGCATGACCGGTAAAACCAGGAGATGTATTTCCGTTTCCTTTTGTTACTTTAAAAGTCATAGGAACCGGTGGGACTACTGAATACTTAAATGCTGAAACTGAACCTGAGACACCCAATCTAATACTTGGACCTCCTAAACCAGGTAAAGCTGTTGAATTAGATGTTAAAGTATCTGTTGTTTTAGGAACAGGTAATCCTCTAAAACCAAAAGGTAAAGCTGTCTTAGGAATTATTTTATTTGTAACGTTTGGATTTAAGACAATTCTTATGAAATTAGATTGATTTGAATAAGTTCCTTTTTGTGCTAACCCTCTTTCACTCTCTAAAACTGTATTAAAATTATAATAAACGTTTAAATCACCTATCTTTCTTCCAACATAATCTTCACTATCTGGATTTAAGTTGCAATTATTAAATTGTTCATAAATAACAGGATTGTTGTCATCGTCTGAATATTTTCTTACTTGAACGGTAAATGTCCCATATGGATCGTTAACATCTTCAGACTTTTTTAAATTAGCAATAGAAACAGATACTAGTTTATTTGCACTTTCACCGTCTGATAATGTTTCAAAATGAAATAAATCATATTCTAAGGATCCATAAGGCTGAGAAATAAAAGATGTAGTTTTTGCATTTTGGTATCTAGTATTAAATGAACCAAATACTTCTCTAAAGTATTTAGTTGTATCACCATTTGCAGAAGTACTTCTAGATCCGGATAAAACTGCAACAGTTTCATTTGTAGCATGATACTCAACTTTTGCAATGTCATTTTCTACGACAAAATCTGCAAGAAGTAAATGTTGCTTTGAGTCAAATAAATCATAACTTGTGTTTAAAATCTTTCCTACATAATAATCAGAATCAGGATTCAAAGACGCTGTGTAAATTTTAATACCTGGATTTAATTCGTCATTAGAAAAGCTACTTCCTAAAGATGAAGAAATGACAACCTTAAACGTTCCTTGATTTTTAATTTGCCCTGTATAGTTACTAATTCTCGCTAAATCATTTGCACTTCCAGTTGTAGCATAAGATTCGTTGTGATCTAATATTTCTAAGCGTGCACCCGAAGCTAAAAGTACCATGCTTCTGATAAGATAAGCAGTACTGCTAGATATCGATTGATTATCAGTAAAAATCGGGTAAGTATGCTGTTCGTTGGTTTGTATTTCGTGCTTAGCTGAAATAAACTGAACACAACCTTCATCTCTACCATCACTCCTTTCAGCATGCCCAGGTGTACTATTAACTGAACCACTTAAAGAAAATCCAGCATTTGCTACAATACCTAATGTAGTGTAGTTATCTAAGTCTGAACCGTTTTGTATCGATCCTGCGCCTAGGACTCTTGTAAAAGTAATAGCAGGTCTTAATTTTAAAAATTCATGTGCTGCAATTGCTCCAAATTGTTCTGGTTTGATATCTCCAAAATTTGTGATAAATTGGTTCATTGACGTAATTGTTTTTGGAACAAAAGCAGGCCCTCTACTTGCTATTCCTATAATTCCACCTGGGACACTAAACGATCTTGATGCTGTTCTTTGAGAAGCATCAATTTCTCTTTCAAAAAACCCCGGGGACTTAAATGTTTGTTCGGCCATTCATAACTCCTTCAATTCTTAATTAATTATCTTAAAAACATAGAAACATCATTTAATTATTCGTTTTGCTTTTCAATGTCTTTGACTATAAGCGGAGAAATCACAGATTCTCCTGTTCTTTTGTTTTTTCCCAAAACTTTTGAGAATCTTACTTCTTTTTTCCCTGTAAAAGGGTTTTGCACATAATGTTCAATTTCTTCTGATGTTTCTCCTCTCTTTTGTTCTTTAAATTCGTTTATGTTATTTAAGTCTGACAAGACGTTCTTGTTTGCGTTTTCGTCTTTTATAGTTTGACTTTTATTTCTTAAGACAATTTTATTTGCTGAATCTTTGTAGCCAAAATCAATAAAAGGAGCAGACATATAAGTTCTTAATTGATTTGGTAATCCCTTCACAGACTTTGGATTAATCATGTATCCTGGAATCGTGATTCCAAATGCATATTTGACCATTCTTTCTTCGTTAGTAAAGTCAGTAAAATTACTATCTAAGGAAAAAGTCTCACTAAAATAAGCTACTAATTCGTATCCGCTAGAAGTAGTTATTGGTATTTCATGACCTTGCCCTTTATAATTTCTAAAAACCATTTGTAGCATTTGATTTGCTTGTTGCATATATTGACACCAAAAAACAACTTCATATTTAATAGACATAAATTTAGGATAAGGTACTTCTATTATTTCAAAAATGTTATCTTTAAGATCATTTGCTAAATTAATGTTAACACCTTTAAATAAACTATTATTGCTTTTATTACTTCTATTTGCGATAGTACCGGGAGAAGAAAATTTGCCCGGATAAATAGAATCATCTATGAAAGAACTATTTTGAGCAACGTTATCTTGGTTTTTAATTTTTTGTTTATTTATTAAATTTTGATATTTTCTATCTTTTTTAGAAAGTCTTTTTTTAATATAGTAATTAGGCTGATCTCTGTATGCTATTGCCGTGCCTTTGTTATGTTGACTAGGACTTACGTCAATTTCACCTCTGAGTATAGAAATTAGAGGCAGAATTAACGCGTTGTTTTTATCCCTAATTGAATTCTTTCTCCTAGTTAAGGCGAATCGTTCTCCAGTTGCAAAGATAACAGGAACTTTTCTTGAAGATCCTTTTTCTTCAACTTCAAACCCTATTGTTTTATCAAATAAATTAAATACTGCCCTGTCAATATCTTCAATTTCAATTGAAGGAAACTCAAAATCATCAGGAACATTTGTTCCATCAAATTGACTAAAGATTTTATCACCAAATTTAGACATTATTCATCTCCATAAAAAGAAGAACCTACATTAGAATTATCTCCTTTTTTAGATACTTCTCTTGGGCCACTAATCGGCTTTTCCAAAACACCATTTTCTTGTAATTCTCTTTTATCAGCTGTTTTTCCTAATCTATTTTCTTCAAATCCTCTTTGTTGTACAAATGTTTCTTGAACAGCATCAGCATCTGTATATTCTTCTGATGTAGGTCCGAAAACTTTAGCAATAAAGTTAGATTTTCTTGATTGTTTACCTGTGACTGTAATATACTGACCGTGTTCAATTTGACCAAAAATTACATTTGTTCCCGGGCTTGTTACAACTTCAAAAAAAACAGACCCATATGAAAAGAAGTCACCTTCTAAAATCTCTATTCCTTTATCTAATAAGTCTCTTGACTGAATGTAAGCAGTCACTGAGAAGTATTTTTCGGAACCAAACCTATCTGTTTTTGTAGCAGGTTCTTCATACTTAACAAAACACTCAATTTCAATTGGGTCATCAAAAATTTTATCTATTGCTTCTTCGTATATATCGTGTACTCTTGACTTTACTTCTGATACTGGGAAATAGTAAATTTTTTGCCCTGCTATATCTTTTACAAGTTCTTTGGCTAAATCATTTATAAAGTTAATTTCTCTAGGTGAGATAAAAAGTCGTGCCATAATTTTACTCCTATCCTAAATAAACACATTTTCCATTTGGGACAGGAACGTATTTAAGTTGTTTATTAATTTGCTCTGCTCTCGTAGCTTGCAATTCAACTAATTTATCATATGTCATTGTTTCTAACATTTCCTTTAATTTAGTAACCAAAGATTCTTTATCAGACCTACCATTATTAATCATATCTGATGAATTCAAAGATACATCACCTCCAGGAATAGGAACATTACCAAATTTTCCCCTAATATAACCTAATTGCTCCATTGAAATAGCAACTGTATATTGTCTAATCCACTGTTTTCCTATGGAATTGATTTGTTTATAAGGAATATTCCCGAAAGGAATATTACTTAGGTTTGAAACTCCTGTTATAGAATTATCTTTGTATGCTGGTGAATTAGGATCAGGATACTGCCTAATTCTCACCCATAATTTTTTAGAACTTTTTGTTGGTATTGGAAATATTCTAATTTTTGTACCGGTTACTTTGTAAGAATAATTAGATCTTCTTACACGATTAGATAAATCTAATTGTCCTGCCCTTAAAATGTCTTCAAAAACAGGTAAAACATAAAAAATAGTTTCAGGAGTAAATGATTCAAAGCTAAATTCATTGTTTAGGTAATTAATTGCAGAAGTTGTATCAAAAAATCGATATGCTGCTTGAGGATTGTAATGAAATACTTCAGCTACTTTAATTTTACCTTTTGTATCATCAAAAATTGCATCACCAGACCCATTTTTTAGTTCTGTATATAAATCATAATCCTGTCGACCACTCTCAAGGCTGATTGTTCCACTAACAAAGTTATAAGAACCACCGATTCCAGCCTCCATTGCGTAAGGTTCGGCGAAACGTGACAAATATTCTAGGTTTTCACGCGGGTATTTATTTTCACTACCGCTTAAAGCGCTTCCTGTTGCAAAACCTAAATAATTGACCATTTGAGATTTGGCCTGATACTGATTAAGAATTGAGCTGTATTCTAATACAGCTTCCTCAAAATTTCCAAAAATTTGTTTTTTAGTAAGTTCCACAGAAAGTATATCGTCACCTAGTTTTCTTTTGACAAAAGTAACCATATTATCTGCATCTGTTTGAAAAATAGATTCATTGTCATAAATTCCAAACGGTGTAGGGTTTGATATCTGAGAAAAAATAGCCATTGGTACCTCGTTAGTTTATATTATATATTACGAACAAAACAAGACTTCAAAAAGCAACTAATCTATTAACAATTATTACGTTAAATTATTTCTTTCCAGAAAAAAACTTTCTAATTTTTGCAATCAAACCATCATCTTCACTGTCATCGTCTATATCATAAAGAGTATCTTCTTCTGTATAATCTTCAGATTCTTCATAATCTTCATCGTACTCGTCTTCCATGTGAAAGTCATCATCGCTGTGTGCGGTAAAACCATCATCTTCTACAGTCCTATCATCCATTCTAAATTGTGGATCTGTAGCATCTAAAGAATATTGTGTTCCAAAAGGAGACTCTTCAGTATCTTCATCGTCTTCTAAGCCAATTCTTGTAATTTCAGGATCATCTACGGACTTATCATCAGGACCTAAATAGTGTTGTTTTTTGTATCTTCTAACAGCAGCATGATCATATGGGTCAGGTTCGTGATAATCATGGACAGTTGTAAATTTACCACCCTCTAAATTACCTTCATCGTCCACTCCTGGACCAAACGTCAATGGAGGAAATTGACCCCTATCACTGCCTTTTCTAAAATCTGTCACAGCATGTATGTTTTTTTCTTGCTTTTTTTGCTTTTTATCTAGTATGTCAATGAATTTATCGCCTGGCACTGTTTTTTCATCTGACTCTTTTAAGTACCTTTCTATCAGTATGTTAAGATTTTTTCTTGTTATTTTCATTCTCCGCCTCCATCTCCGCCGAAGTCTCCATCAAAATCAGCAAAATCATGATCATGGTCTATTCCATAACCACCTAGATACCAATACTTAGGCTTTTTCTTTGTTGACTTCTTTTTCTTCTTTCTTTTTTTATATTTTCTTTCGCCTAACAGTGAGTCTTCTTCATGACCTACAACTCCATGCTCATCATGTTCATCAACACTATCATTACTATCTTTTACTTTTTCTAAAAGACGTGCAGGTATGTTTCTTTCAATTGTTCCGTTAGGCCATTCAACATCATAAATTGCAACATGACCACTTTCATTTAAGGAATGCCAAAGAACAAAACCAACTTCATTTAAGGAAGAACCCTTCTTCCGAACATGAGTCAGTCAGGTGTGTCCTATTATATCGTCTGCTTTTTTCTGATCATATTGATCGGGTAAATGTTCAATCCCGTATGTATGTCCTTGTTCTTTACTGACATATGACAATCTTTTTAACTCTTCGTTCATTAAGCTTCTTAAATCTTTTCTTGTAAATTTATTTTCATTTAGCTTTGTGTCCTTATAATAACCTTTTTCTTGATAATCCTTAAGAAAATTTGGTCGATTAGCAGCTATAAATTCTCCAACTTCAGTATCTTGTTTTGATATGTCAGTTGCTACTAGATCTCTAATAAAACTGTTAAGTTTATAAACTGTTGTTCTGCCACCAGGACTCTCGTCTCTAAACTTTTTTATCATGCTACTTAATTTAAGATCAACGCTAGGTTGCACATCTGTAAAATCCATGTCAGGAAATTCTGCAGCTAACTCTTCTCTTGTTTTTTGATCTAATTCCATATCGTTGTAGCTGTGGAAAGAGTAAGCTTCTTTTCTACCTAAATCTCGCTCCATAGTGAGGTAGTCCGGATATCCTTTAGATTGTGCATCATACAAACGCTCAGCGTCCCCTTTTTCCATACCTTGTTGTAAGTTTTTAACATAATTTCCATATGCCTTATTCTTAATTCTTTGACGTTCTAAAGGTGTAGCTTTATATTCAGGATTCATAAAATCGGTTGCTCTTCTATGCTCTGCATCAGCTGCAGAATGACCAGGAAACTTTATCTTTCCTGGGTAAGGATCTGTACTATGCTCCGGTTCGGGAATTACTCCAGACTCTTCAGCATCTTTAAATGTAGTATTGCTAATCTGTTCTAATATTAATTTTCTTAATTGTCTTCTGGTAAGTTTCATTTAATAACTCCCGTTCTTTTTTCTTTTTGCAGTTGTTATTTTTTGTCCTAAAGCTCTATTTTTACCACGAGGAATTATTCTTAAGTTAGACAAATCATTTGATCCACCACTATTTATCGGATTTTTATGATCTATTTCATAACCACTAGGTATTTTAACACCCATCTTTTTTAATTTTCGGCCAGCAGCATTTCTTTGTGCACGCTCTTGTTTAGCTTTTTTTGAACTGTGGTATTTTTTATAGGCTTTTTTATAATCAATCTTTTTCTTTTTACGCTTTTTACGTTTCTTTTTTTCTTGTAAAAAGATTTCAAGAATAAGCGATTTTAATTTTTGCCTAGTAAGTTTCATTTTTTCGGACCGCCTGAACCCCAAGTCAAACAAGTCTTATGACCTGAACACATAAAGTCATGCATTAAACAGTAGCCTTTCTTTTTACCTTTAATTAAAAAGTTAGCGTCGATTTTTTTTGGGTATTTAACATTCATGCAATTTTGCATTTCTTTTGTTACATCAAATGCACCACAATTACCACAAAGTTTGCCTTTCTTTGCATAATCTTTTAATTCAGGCCTGCTAGAAGGACCATATGCAACGTCTTTTTTTGAAGCTGCAATTTCTTTTTTCTTTTTATTGTACTCAGGATCTTGTGTTGCTTTTTTGCAAGACTTGTCACCTTTAACTTCTTTAATTAAATTTCTTAAAAACGCTCTTGTTAGTTTCATTTTTTCTTTCTCATTCTTTCTGTTTTTCTTTTGCTTGCTTCTTTTCTTTTTTTAGCATAATCATAAGCTTTTTTTAAACGTTTTTTAACTTTTGGATCTTTTGCATTTTTATATGCTGCTCGAACCCTTTGGTGTACCAAATTAATTATTTGTGATTGACGCTTATGTGATTTTGACTTAAAACTTTTTTTAGAAAATGTTTTTCTAATATCTGAAACATTTGAAAATTTAACACGAACTGTATCTTTTGGGTTTTCGTCTGTATACAATCTTCGACCTGATCCTTTTGGCTTTTTACCTGTGCCTACTTTCGGATCAGCTTCACTTAAAATCTCACTGATAGATTCTAGAATCAATGATCGAAGATTGCGACGAGTTAGATACATCTATAAAATTAACAACGAGAAAGAATATCTTCGCAACATTCCTGAAGTAATGCTTTCGTTTCAGGACAATCACAGCATTCAATAAGACAAAGCACAGCTTTGCAACAATCTTCTTTTGAAACTTGTCCTTTATGACCACCTACATAATCAGCTTTTCCAACTGTCATACTAAATTGTCCATGATCATGATCTTCATGCTCGTCACATCCACAAGGTGACATTCCACATGCATCACAACCATGATCATTTTGCTGAAATGGTGAACTTCCCAACATTCCTACATGCGGACTAGCCATTCCAATCATTTTAAATTCTTTTAAAAGCATTTTTCTCAACTGTTTTCTGTTTAACTGAGACATCTCTGTAACCTCCAATATATATGTCCTTAATAATTATCACCTAACACTTTAAAGTATCACATAAACTAAACAGTAACTTCTTGCAAACATAAAAAAAGACACCCGAAATGAGTGTCTTTTATAAAGTTAAAATAAAATTAAGTACTAGTTGCAGTCTGCACGTCTATTAATGCAGTTGTCAAAACGTTTATTTTTACTCTGTCTCCTGAAGCTGTTGTGCCGACCTGAAAAGTCGCTTTTCCATTCGCAATTACGACGGCATCCTCAGAAGCATCACCTCCTAACTGTCTAGAAATTCCATCAACAGCAATTCCACCTGCATCACTTCCAGAAACAACAGCTGCACAAGAACCGGTTATGATAAATTCTCCATGCCATCCTGGCTTAACAGGAAATTGCACTGTCCCCTCCGATAAACTTAATAAAAAAGTTTTGCCGCTGTCAGTTTCAGTTAAAGTTGTCGCACCGGTTAATGTCTTAACAACATTTTTATGTCCGGACAAAGAACCTGCGGGTTCTGTTGATGTTGCTGCTTTTTGATGTAGTCCTTTTTTAGGATCAACTATAATTGTTGGCATAATTCACCTCCTTTTAGGTTCGCAAGATTCCGACACACTGGCGAGATCAGCTATTATGCTTGTGCCGGGCCTGCTATTAATTATTACAAAGAATTTAAAATTGCCTCAGCTTTTTTACTATCTTTAATTGCCACTGCTTGCGGTTTTCCTTTTGCTAAATTAAGCTTAAGAATGTCAATTAATAAATCAACTCTACCATCTTTACTAGCTGCAGGCGCTGATTTTAAGCTACTAAGCTGTTTTTTAAGATCTGATAAATCTCCGCAGCAGCTATGACATTGACCTTTAAGTGCTGCTGATTCTGCCTTAACTGTTTCTAATTCTTTTTTAAGTGCATTGATTTCTTTCAATAAGTCATCGTGCTTGTGAGTTGCTACTTCTTCTTTTTTTGCTTCTACTGTTTTTTTTGCTATTGGCATTGTTTTCTCCTTTAGTAAATAGCTATTAATAAAGATAATTATAACATAAAAGAAGAAAGTTTTAAAGGAGATTGAATGAATAACATGAAGCAAATTTTAACTGAGTGGCGCAAGTTTATAAATGAACGTTCAGTTAGCCCTAGTTTTTACCCACCTGAATTTTCTGCCATGATTTCCAAACTTAAAGATCTTGCGCAACACAATTGGGTCTTTTTTGATACAGAAACGACAGGTTTACCCAACAAAGACGGTTCTGTTCCTAATTTCGTACAAATTACTCAGTTAGCTGCTATAGCTTATGAACCAAATGGATTAGAACAAATACCTTCCCCAGTCAACGATGGAATGTTTAATGTTAAGATTATACTAACATCCGACACTGAGACTGAAATTCAAAGGCAACAAGCCCAACTTGATGCTGGAACTTATCAAGGCGACCCAAAATACTCAATTCCAGGGCTTTTAGACATGAATGATTATTATGGTGGTGATGGTGTACCTCGTGTTAATCAAGCAGAAGGCGCTGAAATGTTTAATCAATACATACAGGCCCAAAAAACAGCCAGCCCCACAGGAAAAATAGTTTTTTGGGCCCACAATTCTCCTTTTGACGCAAAAATGACAAATCTTTTTTACCAAAGAGGTGGACTAAATGCACCAGACATTGCCGTAATGGATTCTATCGCAATTATTGATAATTATTTAAAAGCAGTTTTACAATATGTGCAAAAAAATGAGTCAGAAATGAATGCAGAAGACAAACACATTATCGACAGTATCACAGCATTATCGTATAAAGGAAAACCTTATCTTGCTAGCCGCCTAGGCATGATGGCAACAGCATTTGAAATTGACAATGAATCGTGGCATGAAGCTACTGCAGACATTGGCATGACAATGGAGGTGCTTTATAAAACATTACAATACTTACTAGATCCAAATAGAGGTGGTAGGTTCGCTGTTGACACACTCAAGCCTAAATATCCATACAATAGGAGATAACATGAAACCAATAATAATAATTAGCCCAAAATTTTGCAAAGCAATGAGTCTTTTTATTGATGTCTATGCGATTACGTTATACCCGTTTATTATTTCAAAAGAAAAGCTTGATGTTACTGTATACAATCACGAAAAGATTCACCTTGTTCAACAGAGAGAACTCTGGTTGATTGGTTTTTATGTTCTTTATGTATGGTACTGGCTTAAAGCGAGATTAGAAGGTTTAAATGGTAGAAAAGCTTATTATGCAATTCCATTTGAAAGAGAAGCGTATGAAAACGACAAAGACTTAAATTACCTTAAAGATAGAAAACCTCACGCTTGGAAAGATTTCATTTAAAATCGAAATGAGCTATACATTAAAATAACAGCTTGGCGAAAATCTTTTTCATAAAGATACGGCTCTACGCTAAATATTTCTGGCTTTTGAGGATTTGTAGTTGTTGTACTACCTAACAAGCCTTGAGATTGTGTTTGCTGTACCAGCTGTATTACACTTCTTTGATGTTTATTGGATACTGTAGCTGAAGAAACTGCATTCATTCTGTGGTCATGCAGTGTAACTGTGACGTATGCTCTAACAGGATTAATAACCACCTGCGTTTTTAAAACATACATATATTCAGAAGTTGCACAATCTATTGAATTACCTAACCAGTTACATTCAGAATTAACCGTTTGGACAGTTGATGCGTTATAAATACTATTTATCATTCGCGGATCTTTGACAAAAGTTTCTTTATGTAAAGTCGCATAACTTGTAATTAAAAATTCTAATTCAGAAGATTGATAAGTTTCTCCTCCACCTATAACAATAGGTTTGTCAACAAAAATTGTCACACCTTTAACTGCAGTTACCGTAATCGACATGTCAGGTTGCGGCTCACCTCCAAAAGATAAAAAACTTAAAAGAAACAACAAAAAAAACATACTTACTCCTAACTTAGCTTGTTAAAAATAAGTATGTTTTAAAAAATAAATTTTATTTGTTTATTTTTTTTGTACAAATGCATAAAGCTTTTCAGCTTCTGCTATAATATCTTCTGTTGAAGGAAACTTTACATTATGAGCAGCAACGCCTTGATCTCGACATCGTTGCACTTCACTGTGGTATGCTTCTACTAAAATTTGTTGGGCTTGTCCTAAAAGACCTTGGCGCAGTTCATATGGATTACTAGCCATGATTTTCTCCGTGTGTGTATTGTGTGTAAATGTATCTTAATGATACTAGGTAATAGTACAAAATTTTTAATAAATGTATAATGATTAAGGAACAAAACAAATGCTATACCCATTAACAGATAATTTAGTGTACGGAGTTAAACCTGATTTTTCTACTCTTAGTCTTTCATTGTCTGTTTTAAATTTCTTACCATACTTTTCTATAAAAGCTACAACAGCTTTTTCTTGTGATGATAAAACCTTAGGCTCACGTGTACTCTTTTTAGAATATTTTGGCACTAGCAAATCTGGTGCACCATTTTTACCAATTAACACAGTCAAGCCATTAGGGCAAGGAACTATTGAAACTTCCCCTTTAGGAGTTTCTACTTCTTCATCAATTTGTACATCGTCTCCATTCATATCAGTTTCATAATCATAACCTTGCTGTAGATGTGCATGAAAAGTATCAGCTGCCTTATAGTGAGAATTCATGTCCCACATATTATCTTCTTTGAAACCAGCACCTTTTAAGCTGTCTCTCATCCCATCAGCATAATTTGAATTTACTTGATCAGCCCATCCTTCGCTTACATAATTTTCAATTAACATTTTTAAATCTTTTTTACTTATTTTCATTTTTTCTCCATAAAAAAAAGGGTGGGTGAATAAACACCGCACCCTATGGTTTTAAATCATCTACCTAAAGATTAGATAATGTCCATGTCAAGGCATGTAACTGTTCCGTAGAAATCGGCACGTACCATTTTCTTACCGTAACGAGTCATTACACCTTTTCTTGGTGTGAAATCTTCAGGTGCGAAGATTGTAGGAGTAACGATAAGTGGTACATAAGGAGCATAGACGTATCCAGACTCAAGGTATGATCCACCTTTGTATCCTACAAGGATCTTGTTGCGTGGGAAGTAAGGATCTTTGTAAACAGTAAATCTGTTAGAAAGAGATCCAATCGACTCTGCACCGATAGAGAAAGGAGCAGATGTCTGTCCTTGTCCATCAATTTTGATGCTTGGCTTGTAAAGAACTGATGCTTCGAAAATAGTTGCAACTTCAGGTGATACCACGATAAAGTTAGCAGCTCCACGAAGAGTCTTTCTATGAATTTCATTAGCAACGTCGATAATGGTTTCAACAAGAGTTTCGTACCATTCGCGAACTGTACCAGTAAAGTTAGGACCAATTGTACTAGAAGCAACTGCACCGGTGTCTTTCTTAACGAATTTACCAGGAGCACGTGACCAGTAGTAGTTAGCACCTTTTGCTTCAACAAGAAGGTCATTAAGAATTTCACGATCAATTTCTAATGCAATCTGCTCAGAAAGAATCTGGGTCAATTCAACCTCAGCGTCCATTGAATGATAAGCATTAAGATCTTGAGCGAGTTCTGGAGACCAACGAGCTCTTAACTTACGTGTCTGAGCTGTTACCGCGATAGACTCGATCTTGATGTCGATTTCAGGTATAATTGGAGCAACATTTCCGGTAGAACCAGCAGAAAATCCAGATTCGAAAGAAGGAATAGTTACAACTCCACCGGTTCCACCTTCTGCTGATACTTGATCAAGTACCGGAGCAACTAGTTGCAATTCAACTGCCGCTGTACGACCTGTTGTATCAGCTGGTGCACCTCTAAAAACTGCTAATAAGTGATCACCAGTCACGTCCGGTGTCCAAACCTTGGTAGAAGCGTTCCAAGTACCAATTTGATTAAGTCTTCTAAGGTTAAAAACACCCGTACCATCTTGGTAAGCGTTTCCTGAAGAGTCAGTAATTGCATTACCAGAAGCATCTTGATCAAAAGACAAAAGATTTGTATCGATAGCAGTTACCGCACCTAAATGTTGTACAAGACCCCAAGATTTTGCATTGGTTCTGTCAAATTGTGATTTGATAGTTTCACCTAACTCGAAGAAGCCAACAGAAAAAGATGTACTGTATTCTGAAATTTCTTTGATAAGTTGTGGATCATACTGAATTAATTTAAGGTTTTTATTATTAGTAATTTCTAAAGAATTACCAATAGTAAATGTTCCAGCCGTATTGTATGCACCCCATGCAGAAGCAATGTTGTGTACATGGAAAGTATCGTTTAGAGCTGCATCATTATCAGCAAGAATGTTTGAGGAAGAATGTACTAAAGAATAACCACTACCAGCTAAGTCGTACATACCGCCAACTGCATTTGCACCTGTTCGGATAGAACTTCCAGAAGGATTACCATAAAGAGAATCACCTTTTCCATAAATGTTTGCTGAAGATGTATCAGCAGCGTTTCCTGCACCTGCATCTTCACCGTGAATATCACTACCGTATGTGTAATCTAAGTAGAAAAGAAGTCCACTTGGAAGTGACATAGGCTGAATGGAAACCAATTCATTAGCAACCAATCCACCGAATACACGACGAACGATTGGAAATGCGATGTTAGAGAATCCATCGATGTTATTAGCAGATCCACCGCTTCCTAAGGTGTTTGCCTCACGAAGAAGTTGAGACGCTTGATTTTCAAGCATGCGAGCCATATTTTCGCGCTTGTTTTCGTTAAGTCCTCGAAGAAGACCGGTACGTGTCCATTTTGACACAAGACGTGAGGTATCAGCGCCTAAATGACGTTCTCTGATTCCTTCTGTCAGTTGATTTAAACTAAATGATCTAGACATTTGTTTTATCTCCTATAAAATTGTTAATTATTGTTTGAACAGTTACTTAAGACCAGCCAACCTCGCCCAACGATCAGATTCACCGACTTTTCTGTCTTTAGCTCCTGATCCGGAAGTTGTTGTTCTTGAAGAGCTACCAAAACGAGTCGATTCATTTAAGCTTGACTTAGATGATGACAATGATTCAGTAAGCGATTGGAACAATGCTTTTGTTTCTCCCAAGCTTTTTGCTTCATCTAAAGCTTTGATAACAGATTTCTTCTGTGACTCGTTTAGATTTTTATTTTGTAAAAGCTTATTTACATAGAGTAATTTTGCATTGAATAAGTTGAGATCTTCCAACTGTTCACGAAGTGTATGAACTGCACCTCTGTATTTATTCAGTTTCTCGTTTTGAGCTCGATTCATGCGGCTCAATTTGCGAAGCTGTTGAATAGCTTCATTTAATTTCTTTAAAGTTGAAGGAGGAGTTACGAATACATCTTTTCCATAAGATCCACCACCGAAAGACTTTTGATATCCATGTTTCTTGGGTCCAGAACCGCCGAATGCGTTTTTATGACCTCCATTTCCGGCGCCTTTTCCACCAAAGTGGTGATCCATTTTTCCTTCACCTAACATTGATCTAATGCTTGCTAATTCTTCACGAAGCATGCTAGGATCAACATCAAACATTTCTTTAAGAGGTTCGTCAACATCGTCTTCATTCATGCCGTAGTGACCCATTTCTTCAATTGATTCTTCTTCAGATTCTTCTTCAGAATCTTCTAAATCTTCCATTGCTCCTAAATCTCCTAGATCACCAAGCTCTCCACCGGCAGCTTCACCAGCAGCACCTCCTAATTCTGCGTCTAAAATTGATTGTAATTCTTGAGCAAGATCTAAAGGAATTTCGACAGCGTCATCTTCTGCACCAGCACCAGCTTCATCAGGTAATTCTTCCATTTCTTCTGAAGCTTCGTCTGCATCATCTTGTTCGAAAAGTATAGAATATTCATCTAATTTTTCTTCAGCTTGATTGTCTTCTTCTTCTAAACCTTTTAAAAAATCGTCTTCTTCTAACTCTTTAGCTTTCATTTCAACAGCTTTGTCATCAACTGCTTCTCTTAAAAGTGCTAAGTCAATTTCGTAAAATTTTTCACGACTACTCATTTGTTTGTTCTCCTGAATTGTGTTAACAGAATTAATTATTCTTCTGCTTTTTAAATTATTTTTTTCTTGATTAATTTTTTGTATTAAATTTTTCATTTGTAATTGTTCTGAATCATTCAGGTTGTCAAATGATTTTTTAAACGCCTCGTTTAATTTTTGTTTGTCAGTAATTTTACTAACAAGATCTTTACCTGCAATCATTTCTAATAATGCATGCATTGCTTCTTCCGGAACATCATCGACGTCATTCTTAGATTCAACTAGTTTGTCGTCTTGTTCAAGAATTTGTTGTTCAATAAACTCTTTAATTCTAGGAGTTACTGATTCTAAAATCGCTTTTTTAGCATTCGCTTCAGCAACCTCTTTGAGTTTTTTTGCATCTGCTAATGCTTCTTCAAAAATTTTTGACATAATCTCCTCTTGCCTAATTTATTTAATACTTATTTGTTAAAATCTATTCTTTCCTAGGAAATGACATTAATTATTAATCTCGTAAATGATTTTTTTTACTTTATTTTTCTGTCTAGTAAATTGATGAAAGCCATCGCGTGTATCTTGCACCAATGATTGTAAACTAAAATATCTTTTTTGGTTGCCTTGTTTTTTACTTTGATAAGCTCTTGACCAACCTTTTCTGGAGCCTAAATCAATTCTATTGCCTGTTGTCCTAAAAGCTTGTCCACTACCACCAGCCCCTAAAGGCGGACCGGAATGCTTTGGTTGTTTATAAGGAGAAATTCCTTTTCTAGCTGGGTTTTTGTGATATCCAGCAAATTCTTGTAAAAAACCTGCGCCGGCGCCGCCTGTATTTTTAAGCTGACCTGCCGACCTATCACCTTTCGCCAAAGGGTCACTTACACCCATTGCTAAACTATGCACAATTTTGCTGCTGGCGGCGTTAGGTAACACGTCTTCATTTTCTACTTCTTCTGTCTGGCCTTCTTCATCTTCCTCGTACAAGAATTTTAAAGATAAATCTCCTACAGACTGCGATCCTACGATCTTTGAAGGTTCTTTTCCAGTCCTAGGGTCGTAATTACCTAAATTATAACCGCCCCCAGCATACATTTTAATTACCGCCTGAATTTCCAGGTAGATAACTCCCTAGTTTTAAATCACTTAGTTTTTTTGAAGAAATAGCAGGATTATATGTACTATTATTTCCTGCCCCAAATTGGCTATTGATAGTTTGAGGATCTTTAACATCTCCTTCAAAAGCAGGTTTATCATCTGCATCTAAGCTTCCTGGGCCTGGAGACGTCGGGTTAGGAATATATGGAGAAGGCAAATTGTAAGATTCAATATCAATGTTACTAATATCTGGCGCGCCATTTTTAAAATAGTCTCTATTAAAAAGATTTAAACCGTTTCCGTTTAAAACTTCTCCATCTAAAACTAGTTTTTGAAAAGTTTCTTTTCTTTCTTCAGCAGAAATCTCTCCTTTGTTTACAGGGGAACTTGAAAATGCTGATTGTAAATTGTTGGTAAAACTTTGACCTTTATCCGCAGGTAGAGATGTAGCTACATTTTTACCTTCGACATTTGCATAATAGTTAGTTCCTGCCATTTGTGCTCTCCTTGATTAATTTTTTAATTTTTTGTCTTTCTTCAAAGATTTTTTGAAAATCTTTACCAGCTCTTTTTTGGGCTTTTTTAAGCAACACTAACTTTTTTAATGATTCAACAATTTGACGATTACTTAACTTACTTTTTTTCTGTTGTCTTTCCTTTAAAATTTTTTCTTTTTCTTCTTTAATAATTTTTTTTAAAAGAAGCGGTGTCAAACGTAAAATTTTTCTTTTCATTGTGTTCTCCAAAATTTAAAATCATTTATATATATAATGACAAAAAGTTATTGATCAAAAAAAGCTAGTTGAGCCCACTTGCCGGCACTTTCACTTCCAAATAATTCTTCCGGATTTGATTGATTTACTATCATTGTTGCTCTATCACCACCAGTAGTTACCATCGGTCCTCTTCGAGACTCAGCTGAGAGTTGCTCTTGCAAAGTAGTTTTAGCAGTATCAGCAAGTAGATCATTCAAAATAGGATCAGATGTCAAATTTGTATTTTTAATTTTACTAGCAGGCGCATAATCTTGTTTTTTGCTTGATTCTCGATTATAAGAAATTTTGTTCAAATAAGAAGACTTGTTAACATTTGATTTTATTGATTTTTTATTATATTCGCTAGATTCTTTTATGTAATTGCTGCTATTGTTTTCTGCCAACCCTTCAGATAATATTTCAACTAAACATTCTTTTACAATAGATTTTAATTCACTTCTTAATAATTTTGACATAATTACTCCCAGTTTAATATATCATTAAAAATTCTATTAACCCGATCAGTTTTGTTAAAAATCTTATTAATTTCGTCTTGAGAAATTTCTTTTCCCTCTCTCATTACAAATGCGCCAGGAGTAGAAGGCTCTGATACCATGTCAAAACAAATTAACTGAAAATCATCTTGTACTATTTGTGTATTTCCTTGTTTTTGTGTAGACCCTACGCCTCTTGAAGAAATACCTAAAGTAACGCCACTTTCAATTAGTGATTGAATAATTTTTCCGCTAGGTGTATCTAGTATTTCTATTGCGCCGTATACAATGTCACCTTGCATATAAGCTTCTTTTACTACGTGTGAAACATTTTTAAGTTCAACAACAGAAGAATCAGGATGATCGCATTCACCCATTGCACGATTTTCTTGAATTAATTTTTGATAATTCATAATTTCTCTTTCAAGTATCGCCCTAGGATAGATTCTTCCGTTCTGATTTAAAGTGTTAGACTTTTGAATCGGACCTTTTAAAACTAATTTTCCTCCATGACGTTCTCTAGACTCGTTAATCATTTCTTTTGTTATGTTAAATGCACACCACTCTGTAAGTAATTTCATTTATTTCTCCTTGAGTTCCTTAATTAAACTAGAAACTGTTAAAAATTTAATTATTTCTTGATCACTATCAGGTTCAACATTGAGATTATGTATTTTATTTTTAACGTTGTCAATTTTTTCTAGAATGATACGATTTTCACACGAAGCTTTAAACCTTTCTATTTCTTGCAAAGCTCTGTTTTTGTTTTCTCTTAAAAATCTTTTAAATTTTTCCTGATCTGCATCTGAATAAAGTGCATAATTTCTAATAATTTGTTTTTGATCGTGAGACAGATTGCTGTATTTGTTGTTAATTTTTTCATTCATTATGCTGAACACTAAATTGTTCGTACTTGATACATCTGCTTCTTCGTGCACTTCATTTTTTTTCTTTTCTTTTAACAACCACTGTGTAGCTTTTTCTTCTTTTTCAATTAGATTTTTTAAATTTGATGCATCTTTTTTTCGCCATTCATTAAAAAGATTTTGCAAATTTGCATATTCCCTATAATAAGGAATTGATCGATAATAAAAATCTTTATCTTTAAGATCGTAGTTAATTTCTTTAATTAATTTAGATTTTTCTTGATTGAGTTTTCTATTGTCAATGTTTAATATTTCTTTTTTTGCATTTTCAACTACAATAACCGCTTTTTCCTGAGAAGAAACAGATGCGTTTACTAGTGCATTAAAAAGGCGGAATTCTTTATACAATTCTGTGCCTTTTTTAAATCTTTTTTCTAGGATTTTAGTTGCTTTTTTAATTTCTTTTTTCTTGCCTTCAATAACTAGGCTGGATATGTGTCTAGTAAAAAGCTCATAAATGATTCCTACGTTTCTTTTCTTGTTATGTTTTGTCATTATCTTTATTGTCCTCATCAATATTTTCAGAAATTAAACTTTTGTCAAGCTTGCTTAATGTTGATTTAATTCTATTGGTGAATTCTGCATTAACAGTTATGTTATTATCTAAGTATTCTTGAACATTGAATACGTCATTATTTTCAGGCATTATATTTTCTGGTTTATACTTCACGTCAGATTTTAATTCATGTTTTACATCGTAAAAAACATCTTTTTCTCTTAAGCGATTTCTTTGATACTCACTAAAGTGGTTATCAGCAAATAGATGATTCTTTCGCTCGTATTTGTTTTTCTTTTCTCGTTTCTTTTTATCTGATTCTGTTTTTTCTTTTTGAAATTTTTCTAATTCTGTTAAATTATCATCTTCGTCTTTGTTTTCTTCTGTATCGACATTTTTAATTTCAGATAAAATAGAGCTTATTCTTTGATTAACTTTAATCGGTACTAGTTCGTCTTTTAAGCTTAATTTATTTTTTTCTGATAATGCTCCTAAGTCCAAAGATCCTATAGGGTCATCTGCAGGTGGGGAAGCTGGAGCTGGTGAGTCCATACCACCACCTAGGTCTCCTAAGCCACCAAATCCGCCGCCTACGTCTGTCGTTCCTCCAACATCAGGATTTTCCGGTCCTTCAGGTTGCTCTAATTGAGTTGCATCAACTTCTAAATCCAATAGTTTGTCTTTGATTCTGCCCTTAACTACTGATTTAATTTCATCATCTGTGAGTCGCATAATATTTTTTTGAACCCAAGTTCTGTCAACCAACCCTGGAGTACCTAATGCTGTTGATGCTGCATCAAACCTAGACTTAAAAAGTTCTAATTTTTGTTGTTGAGCGATTGTTGATGGGTTAGAAAGTTTTAAAGTAAAATCAACTAAGTCTTCGTCAGTATAACCATTACAATAAAGGTGAACAATTGCAATTTTGTTCATCTCGGACAAAATAGTCCTCTGAATCCTTGCTATAGTTCTACTAAAGCGAATGTCTTCCTGTGATAGTGTTGCTTTGGCTCCTAACCCTTCGTCATACCCAAGATATGCCTTTGGTATTTTTAATGCTGCAAAAAGCTTCTTTTGAATATATTCAACATCATTTACTTCGCCTGATATGCCTTGACCCGCCACACTATCTACCTTAGTGCCACTATCTCCACCTCTAACTGGAATAAAATAATCTTCATCAATAGAAAGAGGATTATAACGCAAATCAACTCTACCATTATTTTTATCAACCACGCCTGATCTTTTAAGACTACTTTGTGCTTGTTCCATATAGTTTGGTATATCTTCAGGCGGAACGTTACCAACATCAATGTAGAATACCCTGCGATCCGGTGCGCGTACAATTCGCATTACCATCATTGCGTCTTCAAGTAAGATTAATTGTCTCCAAATTCTACGAGCAGGTTCTAAAACTGAAGATCCGTACGGTAAAAATGCATCGTTACCTAACAATCTCATGTGTGATACTTGCCAATTTTCTAAAACTTGATTGCCTTGTGTAATCCACCTAAATCTAACTGCTAATGGATCGTTAGGATCAAAGCCTTCTTCTCTCTCTATTTCTGAAATTGGCAAAGGATAGGCGTTAATAACGCCTTGGTCTGGATGTACGTCATTGAACAAAAAGAAATCACCGTATTTAACTAAATTTCTAATCCATGATGACATGTTAAATTCAATGTTTAGTGTATCATAAAACAATTCTGTTAACAATTCTTTAATCTTTGAATTCTCAGAGTATATGTGCAAAGTTTTTCCGTTTTCATCCGCAGCTACAGATTCTTCTGAATAAATGTCTAATGCAGATGCAATTTCAGGAGTATACTCCATTTCACTAAAATCTGAATATCTTGCCATTCTATCATAAGTACCATATGCAGACATAGCTGCTGAATAAACCTGTGATTGATTTTTTCTAAACTGTTCAAACGCAGACGACGTTTTTGATGATGTTTTATTAGCCAATTTTCGTTTGACAACAGGACCACTCCTGAAGAGTCTGGTTAATTTACTAAATAAATTTCCATTATTTTCTTTTGCCATTTATTTGCCTTTATTTTAATATCCATTCCATACCTGGTGGTATTTTACTTCGTTTTAATGCTTTATTTAAATTTGTTTTAATAATACCTTTATCATTTCCTCTTGAAGAAAAAACAGGTAAAACAGTTGTGTCACTTAAGACTTGATCAGGAGTTTCACTATATTCTTTTCTTTTGGTACTGAAGGCATTTAACATTGCATCATTAATCTTTTTAGATGAATTACTATAGTCTGCTGATGCATCATACAACCAAGTACCAATACCTAGTGACATAACCAGGTCATCATTAAAACCTTTTTTAGCTTGAACTCTTCCGCTTTGCCAAGTAAATGTTTTAACTTCTTCATAAAACCTACTTGATGGAACGTAAAGCTGTTTATTTCTTATTACTTCTTCAAGTTTTCCTAACATTGTGTTTCTTGTCTTACCATTGGTATTAAAACCAGCACTTTCAGGTGCAGCTGCAGGTACATAGCCGCCAAGATAGGCTCCTTTTGATTGTTTACGATAATACATTCTAGGATACTTAAATTCAAGTAATTTAAGAATAGTTCCAAAGCCGTAACTATTATTTTCAGGGCACATTAAAGCTTTATTGTATTTTAGTCCCCATTCATTTAAAAGAGTTGCAAAGTTATCAGGCCTAATTTTTCCTTTATATTCAGCAACAACTTCACCCTCGTCAACATCAATAATGTGAAATGTTGAGTAGTCTTTTGAGTCTCCTCTTGCAACGTCAGCTGAAAGTATATAATTGTGTTCTGTCAAAGGATATTTCCATATCCATACAGAATTACCTAAGCCTTCTCTTGCAATAGGAGGTTTGACACATTGTCTCATCCACTCTAGAGAATTAGGGTCAAGAAAAGTTTCGCCAGATGAAGTAAAATCACAAAGATATTCTTGCGCAATTTGACGCTGAGACATGTTTGCTGTGGTTTTATCAAACCATTCTTTATCACGCTCAGGATGACAATCCCAAGGTAATTTTATAGCATTAAATTCATTTAGGCCTGCTTCAGCATCTGCATATAATTTGTAGTATTGACCTCCTGCACCATTAGGCGTAGAAAGAATAATAACACGCCCACCGGTAGAAATTGTTGGATAAATACCTGTCCAAATTGTATCAAAGTTTCTAACAAAAGCTGCCTCGTCTACAATAAGTAACGACAATGCTTCTGAACGACCTGCATCTTCTGAAGTTGGTATTGCCTTTATTTGAGATCCGTGATTGAATTGAACTATTTGTTTATTATTAGCAACTATTTCAGGAATTAACAACCATTTTGGCAAAGACCTGATCATTGTTTTAACTTTAATAATAAAGTTTTGTGCAACTGCTAGTTTTGTTGCAATAATAAGAATATTTTTTTCACGTTGAAATATCGCCATCCATACTGAATATGCAGCAACAAGTGTTGATAAACCTAACTGCCTAGACTTTAAAACAATGTTAAAGCGATGCTCGTTAAATTGATCAACACAATCGTCTTGAAAAGGAAACGTATCAAATGGAATTAATCCACGCACTGGATGCTGTATCTTAAGATAATGCTTAAAAAAATAATTAGGATCTTTTCCACATTTGATTATTTCTTGAACTTGTGATCTTTTTGTTCCTTTTGCCAATTAACCCACCTCAAAATCAATTGACCTTCTTACAATAGCTCGTCTATTTTCTGCATAATGATTAATCATTTCAACAGAATTTCTTTCAGAATCTTTAATTTGCTTGCATTTTAAAGCCCGACCTGCATTTTCTTTCTTTTTAAATTCTTTCTTAATATTCGAGACATACTTTTTAATATACTGATTTAACTCATTTTCACATTTTGCTATTTCTTGATGTTGTGTGTGAATATGAGAAAGATTAACGACAGTCAAACTAGTCACAGTTAATACGTCTCCTTGAAGGGAAGACTTTGTAACAACAGAAGAAAGTGTTTGACTAGCATGTGTGTATCTACTACTGTGCTCTTCATTGTAATTTGTAGATCCTTTTCCGTATGTATCGTTTGTAATGTTTCCTAATATGTTAATTTCTTTAAAATTTAGTGCCATTTTTTCTCCTTTTAAATCTTAATTATCTTTTCAGAAATTTGTTTTCTTTCTTTTAAATAGCTGCTTAACTGATCTTTGGAGGGCCTCCAACCTGCTAACCATTCTTTTTTTCTACTTTCTATGAATTTTAAGAAACAATTATAACAACAATCATATTTTTCATTTGTGTCAAAATCTTCTTTTGTAATTAATGAATAGCTACAAATTTCACAAAAAAAGTTATCTTTTTCTTTTGTTTTGTCAATAAAAACTATCTTATTGTTGGTAAACATAAGAGTCAACTCCGTTTTTCCTAATTTCTATAGTGTTGTCAACAACATCTTTAATTGCATCAATATGAGAAATAATAAGTATGTTTTTAAACCACTTTTTAAGAGATTGCAAAAGTTTTCCGCAAGACTCTAGATTGGTTTCGTCTAACGCACCAAAGCCTTCGTCGATCATTAACATATTTGTTTTTGGAAGTGTAGAACAATTAATCAATGCTACACGTATCGCTAAAGATGCCATCATTTTTTCCATTCCTGAACCTAACTCTATTATACGACGAGAATCACCATAGTTAATATAGATGTCCATTGCGTTTGATTCCAAGTCAGCTTCTAATTCAACAACAAAACCTACAACACCATTTAAAATTTTAGCAATTTCAGCATTAATTTTAGGAAGAAGTGAATGTATAATTTGAACAGGTATGCCTCTTCTTGAAACAGCTTGAGCAATCATATCATATGTTTTTAATTGACCATTTGCTTTATCGTATTCGTTTTTTTGCTTTGTATAAAGCTTAAAATTTGCTTTATAATTTGCTAATTGTTGAATTATGTTTGTTAAAGATATTTCGTGAGCTTTAATTAATTTTTCAGTTGCCTTAATTTGTTTGTTTAATTCAGTTATTTGATCGTCAACTTCTTGTAAATCATACTTTTCTTTAAGATTAATAAACACTTGATGTTTTTCGTCATACAAGTCATTTAATCTTTCTATTTTTTGACCATATTGACTTATTTGTATGCGAACATCAGAAACGTCTGTTATTAGCTCTGATTTTCTTTGAATTAGTTTATTATATTTACTAATCTTCGCATCTAAATTATCTTTACTATATATCTGAAATGATTCAGCAATGTCATCTAGTTTTACACTTAATAATGTTACTTTCTTTTCTTGTATTTCTAATTTTTTCTTATTGCGATGAGATTCTTTAATAAACTTACATGATGGAAACCGGTCACCACAAGGAACTTCAGATAACTTAGAAACAGACTTTTTAATAATTTCTAATTCTCTTTTTTCTAAATTGTACAAGCCTTGAAGTTCTGTCAGATCTCTTTCTATTTTATTTTTTGCATCTCTTTTTGATCTAATGTCATCGATATTAATAGTTTTTAGAAAATCTTCTATTTTTTTAATTTTGTTTTCTTTTTCTAGAATACTTTCAACGACTGCTTTTTGTAATTTTTCAAACTCTTTGTTTTTGTTATCAATGTCAATTAATTCATAATGAAGATTTTTAATGGTTTTTTCTTCAATTAAATCAGCAGTATCGTTTTTATGATATTCTTTGTTAAGCTCCTTTAGTTTCTTTTTAGCACCAGAAATTTCTAATTCTTTAAAAGCTTTCTTTTTAAGGTATTCGTCTATTCTCTGCTGGCTTTTATCTATTTTTTGTTGCCAATTTTCGCCTGACAACGCATTAGCACGAGATCTAAGCTCATTTGAATCTTTTTTAACCATGTCATAAAGCTTATCAAATACACCTAAGTCAAGAAAATTAGCTAAATGCAGCTTTCTTGCTGCAGCTTTTTCCTTTACAAAAGTATTCATTTCACCTTGAGAAGCTAAAGATGTCATTAAAAACTCTTCTGCAGTTCCTATCTTTTTTCTGACTATCTTTTCTGTTTCACGACGTTGTTCATCTGTGAGGTCTTCTACTATTTCACCATATTTATCTAATCGATAAAACTTAAGTGTTGTAGGTGCCCACACGTTCTTCCTAGTTACCTTTTTGACAGTTTGACGAACAATGCGATGTGGTATACCATTAATAGTAATGTCAATTTCAGCCTTGCAGTTATTATAGCGTGTATTAATAAGGTGAAGATTTTTTATTGAACCTCGATCAGAAGTGTTAAAAAGAGAATAGGCAACTGTTCCAATAATAGATGACTTTCCTCTTGCGTTTCTGCCAAAAATACCTGTAATTCCTGGTAACGATTTAAAATTAATGTAATTATCTTTCCCGTATGAAAATGCATTGTCAAACCTCAATTCATCTATTGTCCATTTTATATTTCTACCGTCTTCAGCTCCACCTAGCTGATCTACATATTTTTCTACCAAATCATCTATTTTTTGCCAATCTTCTTTTAATAGATTCTGTGTTGCATAATAATTCCTTAAAAGATCTTTGTGGATGTCAGCATTACGAAGATTTATTGCATTTTTATTTGTTTCGTCAACAACATGTTCAGCATCAAACTTAGAATCGATTTTATATACAACCTCAGCAGCATTTAAAGATTTTTTAAGTAGTTTTCTTAACCTTCGCGTATCTGATTGTGAAATAAAGTTGTCAGCTCGTATTCTTATTTTTGATTGCCTAGGTAAGTTTTCACAATAATCAAGTGTTTCTTCAACGCTACCTAACCATTCAACTGTATAGAAAGGATGTACTGGTTGAACTCTGTGAAACTCTACATCAAAGTCCCCTTTACCTCTAATATCCCAACATAAAAAACCTTTATCGATGGTTTCTCCATAATTCTGTTGTATAGTAGAACCACAATAGGCCACAGTTTTTTCTTCGTTAAGAAATTGACGTTTATGAATGTCACCTAAAAGCGCAAAATCAAAACCCTTAAACATTCCTTTTGATATTTCGCCTTCTAATTGCCAGTCTGTATCTGTTAAAGAGCCGTATGCAGCACCATGGTATAAAGCAATATTGACAGAATCTTCTTTTGGTTTTACATTGTCCCAACCTTTTTCATCAAAACAAGAAAAAACATGCCAATAATAACCAGGATGGTTTAAAATTTCATAACTTCCGCTTTCTTTATAAAGGTAAATATTTGGATTGTTAAGGGCTTTAATAATAGGTGATATCGTATCTTGTCTATCCTTGTTTAAGATTAATCCATCATGATTACCTAAAATAACATGCGTTGGTGCTACCTTAGCCATTTCATTAAACCACCAAGATAAACATTGAATTAATTCTGGTGATATTCCTTGTGTTTTAGAATGAACAATGTCACCACCAATGTAAATTACATCAGGTTTTAAAGCTTTTGCTTTTTTAAAAAAATCTTTAAACGCTAAAATGTATTCTTCGTGGCGCGACAAACCTCGCCAATGTACATCAGCAATATGAATTATTCTCATGTTTCTCCTTAACTAATTACAATCATTCCGCTAGCTACACAAAAATAATAACCAGCTGGTGACATTACTCTAATTTTACTATCATACCAAGACAGGCTTTTTTGGTGTCCTAAATATGGTGCTCTTTGAATTGTTTCTTTAATACCCCATGTTACCAAGCCATATATGGCAGCGCCAGTTGGTGAGGCGCTAGCTTTAATCTTAACTAAGTCACCAGGATGAATATTCCATGTTACTTTAACTTTATGGTCATTAAAAGCTTCTTCTCTTATTTGACGTCTTTGACCATAAGATAGTTGAGTTTGGTACTGCGGTTTATTTTCTGACTTATTTTCTTTAGCTTCTTGATTTTTAATTTCACGAGCAGCTTTTTTAATATCTTTTAATATGCTTCTTTTAATTTTAGCCATAATTACACCCTTTAGTTGTTATTATTATAACCAAAAATTTTAAAACTTACACAAATAATAACTTATTTAAATCTTTAAAGTGGTTAATGTAATCAACAATGTAACTAATGTAATTGTCACCACAAAAATCTAAAACGTTGTCAAAGTCAAAATCTGAATTGCAGAGTAAAATAATCCTGCCAGACCTTCCATTACCGTCATTAAATGGATGAACCCATTCATACAAAATGTGTTTGACATAATCATTTTTATGATTGTTAATTTTTGTCAAATAAGGAATTATTTTTTCAGGTGATGCGTACTTATTACCTGATGTACTTGAAAAACCTTGCTCAAACCTTAGTTCTCCTGGGCTGCCTTTGTCTAAACAAGATTTATCAAAAGCCTTATGAACTAAAATCATTTTATACGGATTATCAATAGGGTGTAATTTGTGAGCAACGACAATGCCTTTTAAATGTGACATAATATCTTTATTTTTAGAGCATTTCTCTAGTCGATATCCTGATAAAAAGTTATCAACAGCATTAATGCATTCTTGATAATCTACATTAATTTTTTCTATTTCATTTGATCGTATGATAAATTCAGTAATGTTATTCTTTAATTGTTCAGGATCTTTGAATTTATTAAGTAGATACTCTTTACAATTTTTTGTATCGTTTTTCTTAAGCTCAAAGTCAATTAAATCTTTATGTAGCCCTTGTTCTTTACATAATCCCGCTAATGTTTCTCCAATAAAACGTCCATAAAGAATGTCTGATGGGAAATGTACTCCATTTTCAAGCCTAGATTGTCCTATTAAACGTGCTAATTTTTTTAATTCTTGCCTATGATTTTCATAAATGCAAGATAACATTTCAGCAAAAAAATATGCAGAAGCTGTATGACCGCTAGGAAATGAAGGATTAAACATGTCACTAATTTCATCGTATTCTTCACCTAAAAATTCTTTTGGCCTAGGTCTATTATGTCTGTATTTTAAGTGTGAAATTATTGTACTTACATCTTTTTTATAATCATCAATTTGTTTCCAGCTGGGCTTTAAATTGTTGTCTTTACAATAATCTTTAAATAACTTTTTAACAGACTCATGAGACTTAGTTAAGAACTTTTCAGGAAGTGTTGGATTATGATAGTAGCTAAGCAATTCTTCTACGTCTTGTTTATGCAATTTACTCGTTGGATCTGGGCACTTTAATTCAGGTAGCAGCTTGTAATTTTTAATGTATTTACAAGATCTTGCCATTCTTTTTTTATCTTTTTTTCTTATTCCGTGATTTTTTGTTTCTTCAAAAAGATCCTGGAGTAAATAAGGCATTTATACATCACCCTCAAATATATCATGATCTAATGCGTGATAAACTTCACCAATGTCATCAGCTATTTGTGCTAATTTTGTTCTCATCCAGTCTTCAAGATTATGACCGTCTGGTATCATATGGTAAAGCTTTTCTGAATATTTATTGACTTTGTATAGGTGACTTTTTGCCATATACGACCCTTTAAATATTTTATGATTACCTATTTTATAGTCTTTTCTTTTTGTTGCATCAACATTGTAACCTGCGTCATTTAAAGCATGTAATGCGTCCCCTACCATTCCCATTGTATCTATTGAATAATCTGATCCGTCATCTTCGCCGCAAGTACTACATGATCCACAACCGCCACAAGCACCCTCGCTTATGTATTCTTTGCGTGTTTCTTCTTCTGCCATAGAATAACCACATTGTTCACAAACTTTGTCACCTTCATACATTTTTGAGCCACATTCAGAACATTTAGATCTATATACATGGCCTTGATCATGTTGAGATTGCATGCCATAGTTTAAATAACCATCTTTTGCAAATATTATCTCTTCGTCTATTGAACTTTGAATTTCTTGTAAAATTATTTTTCTTAATTGTAATCGATTTAATTTCATAAAACCTCTCTAAAAAACTGAACCGGATTGAATTGTCTTTATTAAATAGGATATTCGATCAACATTATTAAAAGGTTTTGCCTCTTTTAGCCAATAATCTACTTCTTCTTTTGACATGTCGCCAAAATCTTTGCCTTTGTGTTGTGTTATTTTTACCGGTACACAGTACTCATGAAGCATTTTGGCAATTTTTTGTGTTTTGGCTTTTGCATCTTCATCGAAGCACAAAATAACAGGTGTACTATTTTTCACAATTTTTTTAAAGATTGCATAATTTTTATCAATCCAGCTACCTAAAATACATGTAGCGTTATCAGGACAATTTAGTAAATCAAAAACACCTTCTGTTAAAATTAATTCTTTTGAAAAATCAATGTCAAATTCACGAAAAATTACGTCTTTTCTAGAAACTTTTGAATTTTGATATCTTCTTTTTTGTTCTGAGTTGTGAGTTCTTGCTGTATAATAATTTAAATTTTGATCTTTGTCGAACGAAGGAAATATTATTCTGTTTTTGTATCCGTATTTTTCACTAATTCCAACTCTGAACCGGTAGAAATCTTTTTCCTTAAAGCCTCTATTTTCAAGGTAAGATCTTGCAATCTTTGCTGAATGTCCTCTGCTTGTTGCAATAAGTCTAAAGTCTTCAGGTAATTCAACAGTCTTTTTTTGTTCAATTCGTACTTGTAAGTCATCTTTATCCGTTTTAAAATAACTATAAAGTTCAGTCGCAGATTTCTTTTGAATTGAATATTTTAAAGCTAAACGACCTATATTTTTACCTTTAGACTCACAAACCCAACAATGATACATACCTTTATCTATACCAATGGCTAGTTTGAATTTATCTTTACCTTGTGATTTACAAATTGGGCAAAACACAACGGCATTTTTATTGTCAGCAGACAGCCTAGACTTACCAAAACATGATTCAATAAGCCTTATTTTTTCTTTAACAGTAATCATACTGCTATTTTACTATGCAGTTTTTTTATTTTCAAGTAAATGTGCTTTTCCAATTACCCAAGCATCTGCTCTATCAAAGCAACAGTCATCATAAATTTCTAAACCTTTTCTAGGGCCACTTTTAAGTATTCTTTTAGGCCATGTTAGAGTTGTATTTAATTGTTGTACTTGCTCCAAAACTTGTTCTTTTGTATTTTTAGTCTTGTCTTTTTTATTAACTTTAATCCCAACAAGCTTTCTTGCGTTATTCACGTTAATCACAGTAGGTTGGATTCCTAATGAGAATACATTATATTGGATGATTCCGTTAAATTTTGCCAGTGTAAACAGAGTCTTAGCAGAAGATAATCCTCGCCCAAAGGATTGAAATGCTTCTTCTATAGCTACTTCTTTAAAATCGTATTGTTTATGCAATTCTTCAATTTTTTCTTTTACCATGTCAACTTTTTTAAAGAAATCTTTTTCTTTTCTTAAGTCAATGTGGCCAATGTGCACGCAATTCCATTTGTTGAAAACACAAAACCCAGTTATTGACGTGGATATATCTAATGATAATAGCAATTTAAAAATCCTGTTTTAATCTTATTACAAACTCATCATCTTCAGTTTTTAAAATAGGCTGAGCGAAATGAGCTTTCATTATAATATTAAAATTATCGTCATGAATGTTAACTGCTGTTATGTAAAAAGATTCTAAATCAGTATCGTTAATGTTATTGCTAGGTGGTAAAGTTTGGAACGTAAAGTTTGATGAAGAATTAAATAATTGTTTTTCAATGGGTACGTTTAAAATAAGTGTATGAATATTTTGTTCACCCTTAAACGACATGTCAATTGAATCTTTACAATAGTAAAATAAATGAGGAGACTTGACAATTACCATACCTTCATCATAAAGAATATCACCTACGTTATTCCATGTTGAATGTTTAGTCAAAGCGTCTGCTCTATATAAACTCCCTTTTTTGTTATCTTTTAATGTAATCTTAACTTTTTGATTTGACCCTGTTAGATTATTGTCAATAATTTCAAATGACCCTGGGTTAATTCTGTTTCCATAAAAAAGGTTTGATATGTCAAATACAGTTATTTCATTACTAGAAACGTCTCTAGTTCTTTGTGCAATTGATAAAACAGATCCTGGAGCCACACCTGGATTTTCTGGCCTAGTGCCTACAATATCATTAAATATTGACCCATCTTGAAAGACTAGGCCGGGAAATAAAGAACTGGTCGGTATTAATTCTTCTAAGTTTATTTTAGAGTAATCTACAAAAGTGCCAGTCTTTTTATAACTATTACTACTAGACGCTGGAGATGCCTGAATTGCATAATAATCAGGTTGAAACAAACCATTATCATTTGGAAGAACAAAATTATTTCTTCTGACTAGCGACGCTGTGTGATAAATGTACTGATCTGCCGTTATGTTTTGAATTGTATTTGCCAGCTCTGATCCTGTTAGTGATTGTAGCCTAGGAAATTCGCCTTGAATAAACTCACGTGTAAAATTTTCTAAGTTTAAGTGTTTACCACCGACTCCAAAAGAAAATTGGACATTAAAAGGATCATTTGTAGTTGACCCTGCTATAGTTTGAAATGGAGTAACTAAAATTTCTCTTTCTTTAGTTATAGGATAAAAGAATACCGGCACATAAAAAAGCAAATTTGAATAAATGTTAGCTGAATCGCTGCCTAAAAGTTTTTCTTTTTTTATGCCGAAATTTTTAATGTAATAGACTTCTGTATCATTTAAATACTTGTTAAAAAGTTTTATATCATGAATTTCGGCGTTTAACCCGTTTTTTAAAATTTCTTTTTGATTACTAGGCTCGTCTGAAGTTGATTCGTTTAGTACAGTTAAACCATGAACAGTGTCAACAGTATTGTTAAAAAATTTACTTGCATTAACTTTATCTGTATTTAAGTAGTTTCCTATGGTAATTATTTCATTTGACTGAAAAAGTGAACTTGAAGGTATGTTAAATTCTGTTGCTACTTCATCAATTACAATTGCGCCATCATAATTATCATACTCATTCGCACCCCATCTAATTGTTACGTTATGCCAATTGTTCTTTTTTAAAGTATTAGATGATGTAAAAATTAAGTCGTTTGGATAAATTAAGTTAGAAAAATTAATTGTGTCTGGTCGAGAGTCAGCACTATGACTTAGTTGCAGCATAATTTTAAAATCAGAAGATAAATTATTTTTATCAGATGAAGAGCCACTGATTAAAGATACACATAATGATGAAGACATGTGAAAAATTGTGCCGGCACTGTATGGTAAATTTTTATTATCTTGACTATATCTAGGATTAACCCAGAAATTCAATGAAAAAGATTTACTAGGTGTGTATATGTCGTTACTATTTGGATAAATTAAACAAGAGTCGTGAGGAGATCCTGAACCGGTATAAAAATTTAATGTATTGTAATTTGTATAATGAAACCCAGCATCTGAATATCTGTGCTGATGAAAAGGTATTAAACTTTTTCTTAAATTATTTTTAATATTATAATTTTGATTATAAGAAACAGGAACATCAAATCTAAACACATTAATTAATTTACTAAATCTGTCATCATTAACAGCATCATTAACAGAATTTAAATAGTTATTTAAATAATTTTCTATGTTAGAACTTAATCCTTGTCTTACTTGACTGGCAGCATTATCAATATATGTTAAAATTTGAAAATCTAATTCGTCATATGAGCGATCATTAACTTGATTTAAACTTTGCTTTTTTGGGTCTATTATCTGTTTAATACATTTAGAAAAATTAGAAACAATTTTCTCAGAACCGGTTATACCTAACGATGATGACACAAAATTAACTTTAGGTCGCAGCAGTAAGGTAGACTGTTCAAAAAAATTGTTTCCTATTTTAATAAAAGACATTAGAAATCTAATCGCACTCTAAAGGTCAAATCTTTTTCATCATTTTTCTCAACAGGTCGACTTAATTTTGCAACTGCGAGAAGTTGTTCATTGGCGTCATAAAGTCCGACAGTTGTTACAAAAGAAAATGCTTTCTGAGTTCCAGCTACTACATTAGAATCGATCACCTTTATTCTACCAGATGACTCTGTATATGTTGGATTTGAAGAAAAGTTAAATTCATCTGCTGTTGCTCTGCAAAATACTAATGTTGAATTAATTTGTGTGTTATTTTGAAATGTTAAAAATGTTTGTGACCCACTGCCAAACCTAACAGTTGAAACGTGTTTTACAATGTCATCAATAGATCCGGATACAATAAAATCAGGTATAAACTTAGCTTGTAAATTACCTTGCATGTTGGCACCTAACAATATCTTTCCTGCTGTATTGCCTACAGCATCTATGGAGCCACTCATTTTTTGTGAGCCGGACGTAATTTTTGCCAAGTCTAAAACAGCAATACCTTGTTGGTAAAATAAAAGTCCTACACTTTCTGATGTTTTTGCTGAGTTAACTAAATTACCTACATCTCCGCCCGTATTAGATCTTTCAATGTTTGCAGATGATCCTACGTCTGTTATAATCATTGAACCTGAAACAGTTCCTCTAAAAATGTTAGATTGACCGGAAGGACCTAAACCGTCTAAAGATGGCGAAGAAACAGATGCAGATTGAAAAAATCTCATTGCAAAAGTTTCTCTTTTAATTCCATCTCTTACAAAAAGACGCTTAAAGTTTATAAACAAGGCTTCATCAATATTGTCTCTATTAGTAGTACTACCAAAAGGAGCCACAAATCTAGATTCAGCATTTCCTAAAAGCAGCTGTGCATATTGTCTATAAATATTGACTTTTTCTCTCATCATTAAAGATTCAGACGGGAAAAGCAACTTATCATTGTCATCTGTTCCTGTAGAAGATCCTGTTACAGAACCACCATTAAAAAATAATCCTACAGTTAAATCAAATAGCTCATTTGCAGTTTGCAATTGAAAATTTTGATCAAAAACTGTTTGATACAAAGAAGATGTAACACCATTGTCTGCTGTTGTTCCAGTTACGAACACTTCGTATGTTTTTCTTGTAGTAGAACCGGATATATCTTCTTCTACAAAATCAATTAATTGATTAAGATTTGATCTAGTTGTTTTTATATCAGCACTAGATATTGTTTTAAATGTTGCCATGTTTTTTCACCTATGATATTTGTACTTCAAAAGTTTTGCTTAATCCTGAATTTAGACCGGTTACTTTAACATAAGTTCTTATGTAACTCTGGCCAGAAACTTTATATGTGTTAAAAGTTGTTTGAGAAAAATCCTTTCTTACAAGAGGTATTCGAGTAGTAATTGTGTCACCTGCTGATTCTTGTTCGGTTGGATATCGATATACAGCAATATTGTCAGTATAAATAATGTCTGGAGCTTCACCTGATAGTCTTAAAAAGATGTTATTTACTTCAACCATTAGTTCTGCATCTAATAAATCAAATTCAATTTCAACACCAGTTGTAGTTGCAATGTCAACTTTAATTTCTTTAAGCGTAATATTTGAATTTCTGTCAAAAGTAACTGGTGATGTTGCATCTATCGTCATTGACGGTAGGTGTGTCATAAATTCGTTTGAAACACTTATTAGCGGATATTTTAAAGCTAAACTACCTTGCGTTAATGCTTCTAACACTGGAGTATTTTTTTCAATCTTTTCTTTACCTACAGTTCTTCCAAATTGTTTAATAATCTCATAATCTACTTCATCATCTGCTAATGCGAACTGATAAATGCTAAAAGATCCATCATTTCTTGCTAACGATTGACGACCTATGTCAGTCAAAACAGCATCAACAATAATGTTATTTGTACTGTGATCTAAAAAACCCATTATTTTCTCCTATTATTTGCTAAATATTAACTATTTTTTTTTATAAGTAAATTTTTTTTAAGTTTTGTCAATTATTGTTGACAATTGTAGTCGAAGAGACTCTCTGCGGCATTGCAGATTCGTCTTTGATTTTAATATTAATTATTCCATCTTTTTGCATATCTAAATTTAAAATTTGAATTGAATAAGTTGAATTATCCGGATTAGCTGCAATTAATTTTAAGTCTTTTTCAATAATTAAGTTCTCTTGATTGCCTGATGTATCATTTTTTAAAACCCTATAATACTCAGGATCAAAAAACAAATGCATTCTTTTATAATTACTTACGCTTATTACATCTTTAAACGTATCGTCTTCTAAGTAAATGTTTGGATATTGCTTTGGTGCACCTTCTCTACTGATTAATTTTGAAATTAATTTGTTTTTAATTTTATCATAGCGAACTTGTATTTGTGTACTTAAGTTTGATGTCATTCCATGTGCGTCGACACTAGCAATGGCATAAATTGGAGTTGATGCAATACTAAATTTTTTATCTATAAAACTAGTTTTAGGAAATTGCATTTTTATTAAATTTTTATCTAGCGCTTTTTCATTTACATTTGTTCTAGATAAAGAATCATCAAAATCATATTCAGCAACTAAAGTAAAAGGTTCATTAATGTTGTGCCTTTTAAAAATTTGGAATCTTTTAATGTCACGTTGTGGATTAACAGGAAATTGCCAATTTATAATAGGTTGCTTAAGTTTAAAATCAAACCTAGGTCTAATCGCAGTTGGTACAGGCGGTGGTACTTTTTCCGTACAAAGCACTGAATTTGTTGTACCTTCAGATGTCATTAAAAATCTTGCTAAGACTATTTCGTCTAAAATAGGGTCATCTAAATTTATTTTAACAACAGGCGTTGTAACTTGGCAAATTGTTCTAATTGTATAAGTATAGTTTCCACCATATCTTACATTATCGTCCTTAACAAATAATTTTTGGGGATCATTAACTACAAAAGGCGGGTATACTCTAACTGATTCATTAGGGAATATTTCGGTCTTTTCAATTAAATAACCTAATAATTTAATTTCAAAGCCTTTATTTCTTATCATGTCTCTTACAGCTTGAGAATTACCAGAATTATCGCCGGCGAGTATTTCAAATGCTGTTACATTGTTTATAAACTCATCTTCATAAATTTTCGTAGGATCATTTCCAATTTTTGACAAAATATTATTTTGATAATCTTCTGTTAGCCTAGAAAATGAAAAAATTTCATCTTGAAAGACTCCTGTAGGCATTCTATTTGCCTTTTTGACAATGTCATTGATAAATAAATTATTAAATTTAACTGAAAATGTTTGCCTACCAACAGGATTGTTTGAAAATTTTGCAACTTCAGGCCTAACATCGGATGGAGCAAAAGTCAATTGATCGTCTTTTAACTGATTTAATGATTCTAAAATAAATTTTTTACCTGACCCTGTTAAACCGTTAGGATCATCAAGCAAATCCGCGATTTTTTTTGCAGCAGACTGAGATGAATCTTCCGGTTCAGCTAGTCTTGTAATAAACCCAGTTACTTTTAAATTGTTATAAATTGCTTTTTCTTCACCTGTGTCTTTTAATTCAATTCCAGTAAAAAACTTATTAGATGCACCGCCTTCTTTTACAATTTTATCTAAGTTTTCTGTCAAGAATTCTTCAACTCGTGATGCTATAGTTGTGTTTGGATCCCTAGGTGGTTTAAAGTTAAATTTAACATACCTGGGTAGCATTTCATTTGTAGCAAGATATAATGCTTCAGATGTTTTTTCTACATCTAAGTTAATTGTTCTTTTATTTAAACTTAAAGCATCAGCTAAACGTTCATCTTTAGTAAAATAATTATATACAAATTCTAATTCAAAATTTTCAACTTCAGGAATATCATAGCTAAAAACTGTTTTTGATAAAATTGACTTGGTTAGATTGTTTGAAGAAATCATTGGGTCAGAGACTCTCTCTGAAGGATTTCTAAGAAGATCTGCTGTAAGTTCTTTTGCAGATTCAATTTTTTTTGTTATTTCTTTGTCTCTAATTAAATCTTCTTCATTTTCAACTGCAGGCATTAATTCTCCCTTGTTACCATTTTTTTAATATTTCTATTTCTACAGAAAAGCCAGACATCGTTGTTTCTTTTTCGTTAAACACTTCACTTGCAAAAGTGTTTTCTTCACCTTGGGGGCTTGTTCCGTTTGTGTAGTTTACTGTACCTTGCTGCAATTGTCCTGTATAACCAAACTGAGTTTGTCCAGAGTATGCACTTGAATTATCAGAATCTATTAAAAAATCTTTTTCATTAACAAATACTGAAAATATTCTCTCAAAACAATTCGCTGTCATCATTTCTTTTAATCGATTATTTGAACTCATCAATAATGAATTGTTCATCATGTTAATTGATCTTGAAAAATATTCTTTTTCAGCTGGGTTTGCATCAACTTCTGGATAGTCTCTTAAAAATTTTCTATAAATAGCTGATTTAAATTCAGAAGCAATTCTATTGTCTGATTTTCCTGAAAAAATGTTATCAGAGTTAATTAAAAAACTTGATTCGTTTAGATCAATATTGCAAGATAATCGTGTATACAATTTTAAATAGTAATCAAAAATATGATTAAGCAAAACTTCTTTTTTAAAATTTTCATCATAATTATTTGATTCGGATGACTTTCTATTACCTACTATACCATTTAATCCTAATCCGTTAGCTTTAAAACCAAAGTTTAACATATCATTATACTTAAAAATCTCCATATCATTTATAATTTTTTCTAAGGTTTTATCATCTGTTGCATTTTCGATATGATTGGCAAAAATTGCCTTGCCAGTTTGATCATAAATAAAAGGCAAAATATGCTTAGACAAATCAAAAATAAATTGCTTAGGTATGTAGCTTAATTCAGAATTTATTTGATTATTTTTATAAATAGTTATTTTAACTAAACTTGAATCTAAATAATCCTGATCTCCTGTTTCTTTAAATGTTTGACGACGAAGAAAATCAAGCAAACCTAAAGGAATCCCAATGTGAAAAACATTTTTTCTGCCAAATTTTTCTTTTTCTAGAAAACCATAGTTTGTTGATGACAAAACTCGATACATAATTTTTAAATCAGATAAAACATCTTTGTCGTACAAAGCAAATGTAGAATCATCAAAAGTAGGGCTTAAAACAAAATTTTGATAATATGATTTTGATATATAGTCTACATATGACGGATTTAATAACGTAACTGTTTCTTCAAAAAAATTATTTTCTTCTAATTTTTCTCTTAAAAGGGGAGAACGACCTTCAGCTGTTGTTATAAAACTCTTAAGTCTTTTATGTTGTATTTCTAATTCATAGATTTTTTTATTGACTGAGCCGATAATACCTAAAATATAATCTTGTCTTTTTCTAATTTTTCTTTTAATCTGATTAATTAGTCTATTCGTTTCGGTATGTGCTCGAATTTCACTGCGCACAGCTCCGCTTGATAATTGATTACCTCTCAATGCATTAATTAATCCTTTCATTCTAGTGATTTTAATTGATATTTTAAATTTTTTCTCTGTATTTATATAAACCTTTAGCCTCTGTGTATTTTGTAATAATTTAACAGCGAAATAATGCATCAAAAAAGAACGATGCACAGCACTGAAATTTTTAACATGGCCAAATTCTCCCGGGTGTTCAATTTCTAAAAATCCTGTTGGTCGACTTGCGCTTGGTCTATTTTTAAAAAAGTAAGAATTAAAATGAGACACCGTTTCTGGCATAATATTAGGCATAGGAAGGTTTTCTTTGTCTTCAACATTGATTTGAACGGGTTGATTTGTTATTGTCCCTAAGGTATAATTAGAAGAGCCTGTTAACGTTACACCCACTGGTTTTGCTGTTTCATAAGATGCTTCCGTAACTGCAGTTGCGATTGCATAGCTTGCAGCGGCGCCGCCGCCGGCAAGGATGGCGATGCCACCTATAGATAAGCCGGTTGCTATATAAGTGCCGCCGGCGGTCACAATAGCACCGCTGGCGCCGATTGCAAAGGTGGATGATACGTAACCAGCAGTAAGGCCGCCTAAACCTATTTTTGCCAGCCCAGCTGCGACAGCCGGGCCTACACCTGGAATTGCAAATACGCCAACGATCAAGAGGAACCCTAATATGGCTAAAGGTCCTTGCCAGTCTTCTTGATCAACAAGGTTTAAAGTAGACATAAGTTCATTATCTATAGTGCCACCGAGTAGACCATCTTGACCATATGAGTATCTTTTAAAAGTGCTATCATCTTCTCCCGCTACATAATTATTAGTATCCCCTAAGAGAATTTTACTACCGGGTACTAAAGTTCCTATGCCACCTTCTTCAGGGTTTAGACCCGACGCTGTTAAAGTTATATTGTAATTCCCTCTTCCGTCTGGATGCTCCCGGGTAGATTTAGGATAATCGTCAATATCTAAACCTTCAAGTATTTTTACAAAACTTTTTTCTGTTTGTGCCTCTGCCTCTGTGTATAGTGTTCCGACTAGACCTTCACCCTTATCAGATAATGTTTGGTCTTCTTTAAATGCCCAAACCGGTTCGTCTGCAGATTGCCAAAGCTCTGCGCCAGAAGTTGAAAGTAAAGTACTCATTAGAACTGACTTATAACTTGAAACAGTTCTGCTTAAACTACTTGCATTATTTAAGAGCATAGTTAAACTAACTAATCCTTTTTT